CCGACAAACTCACCGGGCGCGCTTCTGGCGCTCCCTGGTGAGTTTGTCGGCGGCCGGGTCGACGACACGGGACTCGCAGCGCGGGCAAAGCGGCCAGCGATCAATGTCAGACACCGAATGAACGTCGAGATCAGCGCCGAGCCAGCCGCACTCCTCACAATGCCAGTCACTTCGACGGAAAGACGCGCCAGACTCTTCACCGGGGGCCGGCAAGAGGCCAGCCGGCTCGGCGCCCAGCTTGGCCGCCTCAATCGACGAATAGCATTCCATGCCGGTCGTGTCGGCGACGACGTTGACGAACTTCGGGGGCCCGTGGACGACCAGTTGCCCCTCCTCGAGCGACCCGTGCTCGGGGCATGCCCAGAGGCACCGGGTCGACTGGAGGGCCTCGGCCACAAATAGCGGGCTTGCCCCGCGGGCCAGGAGCCGGCCGATCACGACCTCGAGAAACCCGATGGTCGCCCGGCGCGCCGGCACCTCGGGGCCGACTTCGTACATGTCGCCCCATGCCTCGAGCTTGTCGTCGGGCATGCCGACCTCGACGGCCTCGACGACGGCCGAGGCGCGGCGCCCCAGCGCGGCCAGGAGGCCCAGAGCTATCAGATCGGTCGTGTTCATTTGCCCCCCTGGCCTTCGGCCCGAATCACCGACGCGAGGACGGCGATCTTGTAGCGTGCCGCTTTGGATGGCTCGGCGATCTTCTGAAGGTCCTCGAGCTTCAAGCGCGCCTCCTCGAGGCCGCCGATCTTGTCGAGGTCGGCCCGGGCGGCGTCGAGCTCGTCGGGCGTGTCGTCGGAGAAGGGAAGATCGTGCCAAATCTCATCCGGCGGCGGGGCCGCGGGATGCTCGTAGGGGCAAAATCCGCCCTCGGGTTTCGGCTGGTCGAATTGGGCCTCGCAGTCGAGGCACATAAACCCCTTCGCGACGTCGAGGTGAATGTCTTCACTGTGTGTATCGGTGCAGTGTTTGAACTCCCCGACCTCGGTGAATTTCGCCTCGACGGGAATGTCGATCCCCGTTTTGCGAAACATCCTTTCAAGCTGGTCGCTCCCACAGTCGGGGCAAATCGGTCGGTCTTTCATCGGTGCCTCCTGGTGGTGTCGTCGGTTAGTGGTGAACGCGGCCGGTGCCCCAACACCGCCCGCAATCTTGTGATCGGCGTTTTCGCGTGCGGCCGGTGCCCCGGCACGTCGCGCAGCTTCGATCCGCGCCGTTTTCGGTCTCGAAGCCGTGGCCCCCGCAGTGGGGGCAACGCACGGTTGTTTCGATCTGTGTGCTCCCCCGACCCCCGCAGCGGGGGCACAATCGTGTTTCGGGTTTGTCGCGCATGGGATCTCCTGGTGTGTCTTGGGCGGCCGCCCGGGGCTTATTCGTCGTCGGACGGCGTGGCCAGATCGCCGATCCTGAAGTCCGAATAGACCTCGTCGAACACCCGCACCAGCCGGAGGAGGTACTCGGCCGAGATGGTCCGATCGCCGTATTCCCATTTCGGGACGGTGTGGTCTCCGGCGTCAATCTGTCGGGCCAGCTCCGCTTGCGAGAGGCCGGCGCCGGTGCGCAGTACTCGGAGGCGCTCTTCATTCGAAAGGTCGAACAGCTCGTCGCGGACGACCTCGAGGTCGCCCTCCGATTCGCCGAGCCGGTGGCCGATGGCGTCGAGACGCTTCAAATCGTGTTCTGCCAATGGTGTCTCCTGGTGTGGTTGGATAGCGTGCAGCGGGGCCGGTCACCCGGCCCCGGGGCGGTGGTTAGTGGGGGATATAATCCCCATCGAACATATCGGACGTCGCCCGGCCGTCCCCGCCGTCGTTGAGCTCCTGGAAGACCACCGCGGATACATGCTCGTCGCGCGGCGAAAGCTGGCCGTCGTCGCCCGGGGAGGCGCTCAAATCCCGAAGTCGCCCGGCTTCGAACTCGAGCACCTCGGGGGGGAGGTACTCGACAAGCCGATCGGAGTCGGCGATCTCGAGGTCGCCCGGATCGACGTCGGCGAGCCGGCACCACTTCAGACCGATGGCGCGGTAGAAGCGGGCCCGGTCGTTTTCGCCGGCCGACGTTTTGCCCAGAAGCGATCCGATCGACCGCTTGGCCGTCGTCCAGTTTTTGAGGTTCGAAAAGTCCCGCTTGCCGACCCGCTTGACGACGTCGTCGGCGACTTCGCCGGCGTGATCGTGGAGGGCGTCGCGGGCGTCGGCGTCCGGCGCGTCGCTCTGGTCGTCGTCCCCGTAGGTGCGGGCCTCGGGGGCCGTCTGGCCGCTTGGGGCTTCGCCCGACTGGCCCGCCTTGATCGCGTCGTTGATGCCCGCGCCGTTGTCCTCACGGCCCGGCCGGCCGCCCGGCTCCTGGCCGGCCTCCGTGGGCGTCGATTTGGGCGTCGTGTTGCGCGAGTCGAAAAACCCGCCGAAGTGGTCGTCGCGCGATGAATGGTTGTCGGCGATCGACTGATAGACGCCGGCCAGCTCGGCGAACTCTTCGCGCCCCATTTGCCCGGGGGCGTGGCCGAGATACCATTCGAGGGCTTCGGCCGGGATCTGGAGGTCCGACGAGAAGCCGTGGACCATGTTGCGCACCCGGTCGGCGAACGGAACCGACCCGTCCCCTTCGGCGATCGTGCGCTTGCACCGGTCGACCGCCTGATCGACGACGTCGCCCGGGATCACGCCGAGGATACACTTTCGAAGCCGGCGGGCCGCCATGTTGGCGACCAATTCGTACACGTCCCGCGGGTCGTCGACCGACTGAATGTTCCCGTAGGCTTTGCGCTGGTGGGGAACCTGGAAGGTCACCGACTGGCGCACGTTCGTCTCGAGGTCCCAAGCATACGACTCGGCGGTCGACTCACCGTTTTCACGGCCGAGCTCGCTGACACCGAAGTCGAGGTTTCCCCAATTGAGGGCCAGCGTTTCGGCCAGCCGGATCGACGGCCCCGACACTGTCTCCCCGCCGCGCGGATACTGATACGTCGCCTTTTCGGCCAGCCGGGGGCGCTGACACGCTTGCATGATCCGGTCGTATGCGACCTCCTGGTCGCGGGGGAATTGCTTGGCCAGAAAGATCGCGGCCTTCACTTCCGATTCGGCCTTCTGTTGCTTGTATTCGCCCAAGGGGTTGGCCAGTCCGCCCTTCTTGTTTTGGGCCCCCGAAAAGGGGTTGTCGGGCACCGCTTTCCCGGCGCCGCCGTTGTAGCTCTGGACGTTCGATTTTCCGTTACTCATCGCTCGCTCCTGGTGTGGTGCAAGTTGCGGGTTTCCCCGTCGTGTAAGGCCAGGCGTCTACGCCGAGGCCGATTTGGTGAGGACTTCGATCGGTGTGTCCGGATCGCCGATGCCGAGATAGGTGCCGCCCGGGTCGCGATAGTACTCGGCGAGCCGCTCGAGGCCCGCCCGATAGGAGGCCCGGCCGTCGTCGACCCATTCGTGCTCGGGCTCGTAGAAGGCGACCTCGTGGGGGGGCTCTTTCTCGACGACACACCAGACGAATCGGGCGATCGGCCCGAGGTGGGCGTCGAGATTATCGGTGTAGAAAGCCGCTTGTCGGTGGTAGCCGTACCGCCACACCTTCCGGCGGAACTTAAACGGCCCGGCGTCGGTGGTCGTTTTGACGTCGACGACGATCCAACCGTTCGGCCCGTAGACGAGCCAGTCGGGCCGGACCCGCATCATGATCCCCGTGTCCGGGTCGCGCATCCAAAACGAATGTTCGGCGGCGCCTTGCGGGAGCTGGCGAAACAGATAGTCGCCGGCGGCCGTGTCGAGCACCGCTTTTCGGCATGCGATCGCCCGCTCGAGCTCCCCGCCGTCAATCAAGTCGTTGTCGGCGTCATATCCCCAATGGGCGAAATGCTCGACGAGGTCCTCGAAGCCGTCGATCTTCATGTATTTCCGTACCGTCCCGTCGGACACCGGGCACTCTTCGGCGATCGACTTGCGTTGATCGACGTCGACCTCTTCGACGCCCGTGCGGTGTATCGTCTGGTCGTCGAGGGCGTCGGCGAAGGCGGCCGCCGTCCCGAAGTGATTCGACCTCCAACCCTTGTCGCCTGGCCGGCTCGGCGGCCGGCTTTTGACGTGCTCGCGGTCGAACTTGTCCGGCTCGAGGAGCGCCTTGTGGGCGACACGTCCGAAGGTCTGATAGGCGCTCGGGTCGTCGTCGGTCTCCTGGCGGCCGTGCAGGTACGTTCGGAGGGACTTGTCGACGTCTTTCAGACCGGACGACGAGATCGCCGGATCGGTGTGGTACACCTCAATCGGGACGTCTTTCCATCGGCCCGGCTCAAAGCCGGATCGGTGCTCTTCGGGGATCTCTTCGGGCGATAGCGTTGCAACCATCGGATACTCCTGGTGTAGAAACAAAGTGAGTTGTCGGCCCGCCCGGGACGTGGCCCGGTTGGGCAAACCATAGCACGGCCGGGTTAGTCGTCAAGCCGTTTTTGCGCAAACGGAATCACCCGGCGTATCTGGTCGGCCAGCGATACCAAGCCGGCGACCTCCAACTGACGGGCCCGGCGTTGTAGACGGTCGGCGTCGAGCCATTGGTCGGCCGTTTCATAATAGACATTCGGAAGGTCGGTGGGCACGGTGATCGACTTGCAGTCGTCGCATTGCTCGAGGGCCCCGGTCGACGTTGGCGCGTCGACCAGCCGGCCCCCACAAATGGCACATTCCACGGCTACTCCCTGATCTCGAGCTCTTCGGAGCACGGGCACACGGCCCACGTCTCCCCTTGGTGGGAGCAAATGATGCACCCTTGACCGTCACAGAAGCGGCACGCGCCTTGCTCGACGCGGCCGGCCCCGTAGCAGATCGGGCAGCCAAGATCGCCGGAGGTCTGCACGCCGGCGACGGCCAGGGAGGCGACGAGCTCGTCGTGATCGCCGACCCCGTCGACCAGCGCGAAGGTTGCATCGTTGAGGTCGACGGCCCCGGTATAAGACCCGTCGCCGTCGTCGCGCACGACGACCAACTCCGGCCGGCCTTCCGGCGTCGAGGTTCCATATCGGCCCGATCGCTCGACTACTTTTCTGACATACTGCGCGCGGCACATAGCACACTCTCAAAGGTAGAAGGTCGGGGGCGGTGGCGCCCCCGCGTTAGTGGTGTCTACGACTTGTTTGCGTTCAATCGGGATTGTAGCTCACAACGCGCGGCGCACCGAAGGATCGCCGCACGGTCGGGATGCCCCGGGTCGGTCGTGAGGGCCGATGCCGGGCACCGGTGGCCGTTCGGACCCTCCCAAGCGCCGGCGACGTCGCCGGCGTTCGGAAACCGAATATCCCATTTCGAGACCAGCGGAGCCGGCTGGACGGTGTCGGCCAGCTCGTGAAGTACCGCCCGCACGACTTTAAGGGGGGCATGGCCGGCGACTTGAAGCGCCTCGTTGCCGTGGCGCTTGGTCGTGATTTGAAAGTCGAAGGTGAGACCGTTCAGCGTGAAATCGCGTGTCGGCATGGTGTCTCCTGGTGGTGTTGATTCGAGGTTGTCGGCCCGATCCGCCAGTTGCCCGACGGGTCGGCGACCTTAACCCGGCCGGGTTATGATTGCAAGTCGTGTTGTCGAGGTTAGCCGGCGCCCAATTCCGTATCGGGCGCTTGACGGCGTAACCCGCTCGGGTTACAAAGGATGCCCGGCGACGGGATTAGGGCCGACAACCTTTCAACTGACACACCAGGTACAACCGATGACGACTTACTCGAAAGACGAACTTTCCGACGACACGCTGGCCATTTGCGACCGCTTGATCGACACGGCGGCCGAAGCCCTTTTCGAACTCGACGTCGAGGATTCAATCAAGGTCCTCGACACCACCGTCGAAAAGGCCGCGGCGCTCTTTCAGTTGGATAAGGGTCGGCTCGTGGCCGGCTGCAAGATTCGACTTCGCGAACGGGCCCGGGACATTCCCGACGGGCTCGAGGTGTGCGACGAATGCGAATACCAGTGGCCGCAGGGGGCGACACCGGTGCACGCCGAATCATGTAGCCGGGAACCGTCGATCGACTCGACGCTCGCCCAGAAGTCCGGCCGCGACCTCGAAGTCGGCGACGTCGTCGTTGTCAAATTTTCGCACAGTGGGGGCGATAGTCCCGGCACCCGGACGATCACCGAGATCATCCCGGGGCACGATGACACCGTGTTCGACCTCGAGCTCGACAATGGAAAGGGCCGGGCGGCCGTCGAGGCGCGCCAAAACGTCGAAGTCGTCGTCGACTGACACCACCGCGGGGGCGGGATGCCCCCGCACATTCCAACCACACCAGGGATTGCCATGTTTGAAGTCGAGACCGTCACACTGATCGCCGCGACACTTCACACGCTGGACGGCCGCGGAGGCACAGAGTCGACCCTTATCGGGTTGTACGATGACCGGGACGCCGCCGAGTTTGACTCAGCACGCCGGGACCTTCCGGCCGGCGACGTCGAGTTTTCAGAGGTCGCCGTCTCCGAAAAGGCGGCCGCGAAGATCGGCCGGGCCGCCGGTATCGGTGAACAGACTTCGACCCGCGAAAATAACCTAGAGACCGTGGCCGGTTTGATTGAGGTGTTCGACGCTGGTGTATCCTTCCACTTGCTACACGGCAACGCACAGGGATACGCCGTGCAAGTCGACCGGCTCCAAGGTCAAGGGTTTGAAACGACCGGTGAGTATGACGACCTCAACAACGCCATTGCCAACGCGCGAACCCATATTCGGTCGTGGCCGGACGTTCGGATCACGACGTTGAATCATGCCGGGGATTAGCTCGAGGCGAAACGGCCCCGCCGGGGGCCGTCATTCGTCGGGTTAGCGGCCGGCGATCTGACGAGCCACGCTTTTTAGCCGACACTCTACCACACCAGGTAAAACCATGGATGTCGACGACATGAAACGCGCAGAATCGAAGATTCGAGAGATCACGCCGTTCAACCAGTCACGGTCCCTGATCGCCTATCACGGCCAGGCGATGAACGGTGTCGGCGAGGTGGCAAACCACGTCACCGGCAAGATTCAAAAGGGCCAGCGGATCGCCGAGGTCAACGGACTTGTCGGATTGAGTCACCCGGGCACCACCGACGAAATTGAAGCGGGCCTCGAGTCGCTCCGGGAGATGTTCAACACCTACGGAGCGGCCACCATCGCGCACACCCTGGCGGCGGCCGGACACTTCGCCCTCGGGGCCGTCGACATGCTGGACGGGTCGCTCCCCTCGACGATCGAAGCCCTTCACGACTCCCGGGATTATCCGACCTTCCCGGAGGTCGCCGGACAGTTGTCGTATTTCGGGATCGCCACCGACGAAACCCCGTCGGACGACACGGCCTTCAAGCTGCGCGACATGATGGCGGTGACCCTTTGGGTTTTCGGGCGCAAGGCCCCCGAAGCGATCCACGTCGACCCGATCGGCACCTTGAACGGGCTCGACGCCGACGACATGCGAACGCTTTTGTACGGCGGGACGTCCTACATGGATGGCCCCGACCGGATCATGAAAGGCCGCAAGGCCGAATAAGGCCGCAGAAGGGACGCAGAGGCGCCCGGCCGCAATGTCGGGCGCCTTATACTCGCCACACCACATAATCGCCGATACGGCGGCAAGGCGCCCGCCGCGCGGCACATTAGACGAGGCTTACCGTGTATATCTGCTTTGAATTTGGTTTCGTGTCCGTTTCCCGCTCGAAAGACGAGCCGGAGAAATTCCAGATACGGGCCCGCGACGCCGTGACCCTCTACAAGCTCGAAAAACGGGTTTTCGACGGCGAGCACCCGCTGCAATTCGTAGCCACCGATAACGCCGGCTATCCGGCCCGCCTTATCTGCACGGCCGACGAGCTGGTCGACGTGCTCGAGTCGGAGGCCAGGCGGATCGAATACCACGACGTCAAGGGGGCGGTGCGGGACTATCGTGACGAAAGCCCGGAGCGGGCGTTTTTTGAGCTATTTTGCAGCCGGGTTTGGTCGCTGGCCCGCCGCATGCTCGACCAGAGGCACGCGCTCGACTACCATCTTGCGGCCCGGGACGAGGTGCCGCCCAAAGAGGCGGCCAGACAAGCGGCCGAATACGAACCGGCCGGGATCCCCGCGAAAGACGCCGAGATCGTCGTCGAGGCCGACGACGGTTGGGGCGGAGGCCCCGACCCGGCCGACGACTGACGGCCAACGGGGGGCGATGTTGAGGTATCGGATCCGTAGCTGTACGCGCTACCGACGAGGTTGTTGTGCCCAAATCACCGATGAAGTTTCACCGCACGCGGGACCCTTTTGCCAGGGTGCCGCGTGACACGCTGCAAGACGAAGGCCTTTCGCTCAAAGCAAAGGGGATCATCGCCCTTCTGGCGTCTCTCCCGCCCGACTGGACGGTCTACCAGTCGCACCTCGTCAAGGTGTCGACCGACGGGCGGGACGCGCTCCGGTCGGGGCTCGAGGAGCTGGAGGAGGCCGGCTACCTGTACCGCCACCGGATCCGCAACGACGACGGGACCCTCGGGCCCCACGAGGTCCACGTATTCGACCGGCCGGTCGACGACCCGGAGGCCGAAATCGCCCGTCGCCAGGAGGCCAAATCGGGCGGAATTGACCAGATCGGAAAATCCGATCTGGACCAGATCGGAAAATCCGATCTAGAACTAAATAAGAGAGAGTATCAAGAGCACGAGCTAGCGCACACACGCGAGGACCCCCCAGACGACCCGCCGGCCGACGACCGGGCCCCCGATTCCCCCGACTGGCTCAAACCGCACGACCCGCAACCTCTGGGCCCCGATGACCAACAGATCGACCCGTCTATGCTGGCGTCGGAATGGTCCCGACTGACAGAGGGCCGACTTCGCTATGACACCAACCGCGAACGGCTGACCGAAGCCCGGGCGATCTGCGCGTATTTCGACGCCGAAACAATCCGCTGGGCGATCAAGGAGTCCCGCCACGTCGACCGGCCGCACCGGTGGAAATACTTCCGTTTGCACCTCAACCTCGAGGCCGTCGGCGACTATCCGATCCCCCCCGAGAAGTTCCGCAAAGTCTACTATGAGGCCGTCGGCAAATCTTTCCCGCCGTCTCAAACCAAACGACTCTTGACCATCCTGGCCGGGCACACTCAGTCTCAAATCGAATACGCCCTCGCCAAAACCCACACCGCCGATCGACCCTGTTTCAGATACTTCAAGAAGGTCCTCGAGTCCGACGACAACCGATAACCCCTCACAAGGTGGGCCGACACCATGCCGAACGACATAGAGATACCGCCACACGACGACGACGCCGAGCGGGCCGTGCTCGGCGCGATCTTTCTCCAGAGCGACGCCTATTATGCCGCCGCCGAGCGAATCGACCGCACGGCGTTCTATCGCGAACGACACCGCAAAATCTGGGATGCAATCGCCGAGGTGGTCGACGACGACAAAAGCGTCGACGTCGTGACCATCGGCGACGTGCTCGACTCAAACGGGACGCTTGAGGGAGTCGGAGGGGCGTCGTTTCTGGCCGGTCTGGCCAACGAGGTCCCGACGGCCGCCAATGTCGGCCAGTACCTCGAAATCCTGGTGAGACTCAGCCGACTCCGGCATATGGCCGGCGTGGGCGGCCGACTGTCGCAGAAAGCGCACCAGCGGGGCGCCGACCCCGACGAGCTGGCCGCCGGCGTGATCGAAGAGATGCGCGACGACACGCGGTCGAAAACCGAAACCAAGATCACCAGCGAAGCGATCAACGAGAAGTTCCTCGACACCTTCCGGCCGGGCGCGGCGAACAACCAAGCGTGGTCGACGGGCATCATTGACCTTGACCAATTGCTCGGCGGGGGGATCGCCTTGTCGCGGACCTACTATCTCGGCGGGCTCACCAAGATGGGAAAGACCGCCCTGGCGATCGCCGTGACCGCGCACCTTGCCGAAAAACACGACTTCGCCGTCGACTTCTACTCTACGGAAATGAGTCACATCGAAATTCAAGCCCGGTATGTGGCCCATTATTCGTCGGTCGACGTCAATGCCGCGCGGGCCAAGATTCGAGACCTCGACGGGTCGCACCGGTACGACGACGACGGCGAGGCCGCCCGGGACAAGTTGCTCCTCGACGAGCTCGACGTCGATACGTGCGATCGGATCCTCAAAGGGTGCAAGGCCTTCTGTCGGTGGGATCTCGAGGTCGACGTGCAAGGCCGCACCGACGTGCGGGAGCTGGAGCTCGAGACGCGCCGCCGGAAAGCAAAGCTGGACCATGATCGGCTGATCGTCGTCGCCGACTACCTGCAAAACTTCACGGCCGGCCTCCGGTCGAAGCAAGGCCGTTTCGCCGATTATGACGAGGTCGCCGCCCGGCTCAACGATACCGCGAAATCTCGAAATGTCCCCGTATTCGTGCTCTTCCAATTCGATAAGCAAGCCGAAAAGCGGTTCACTCAACAGGGTAAACGGCCGCGATTCTCCAACGTCCGGGGGCTCTCACGGGGCGGCAACGATGCCAACCATATGCTGATCGTCCACCGCCCGTATCGGGACGACCAAGGCGAGTCGGCCAAGTACACCGAGGTTCACCAGGAGCTTTCCCGCCACGGTGGCCTCGGGGCCCGGGCCGAGCTTGGCTACCAGGGGGCTTACAGCCGGTTTTCGACTTGGCGGGGCGACCGGCCGAAGCAAAACGACGAAGAGCGGGCCGACCAAGAGTTCAACTGGCGTCAATTCTCGTGACCAACACCAGACCACCAGGAGCCACCATGTCCGACGACCAACCCGACCACACCAAGCGCGACGCCGACCGGCACCCCGAGGACAACCTCGAGGCCCAGCTTGACCGGATCATCGACCGGATCGACGACCCCGACGCACGCCACCGATTCCGCGGTGTCGTCGACAAGGTCACCACCAAGATCAACGACCTCGAGGCGGAGGTCGACCGGCTCGACGAGGATCTAGAGTTTGCAGAGGACGCCCTCGAGCGGGTCGATACGTGGGCCGGGGAGGCGCTCAACTCAACAAATCTGCACGTCGAGCGGCGCTTCTGGGAGGTCTCAACGAATTGCATGTCGGGCGTCCGGCGACGCCGGCGTGACCGGGGCCGCCCCCGCAGTTTCCAGACGTGGGCCCGGCCGCGGTTGTTGGTCGAAAAGGAGACCCCGACCGACCGGCTCTTCCTGGCGATCTGCCTCGAGGCCGCCTATCAGCGGGCCGACACCGACCAGCCGCGCGACTTGTGGTTCAACTACTGTTGAGGAGGTTCCCGTGTCATGGGCCTATATCCCGGAATCCCGTACATTCGCGAATTGGCTTTGTTTGCTGGAATCGGCGCCGGCGTGCTGGGCTCACAAGCCCTCGGAGCGCGGCCGGTGTGCTACGTCGAGAACGACGATTACAAACAAGAGATCCTCCGGGACCGCATGCGGGCCGGCTGGCTCGCAGAGGCTCCGATTTGGGGCGACGTGCGAAACTTCGACGCACGGCCGTTTCGGGGGAGGTGCGATCTGCTCACCGCCGGATTCCCTTGCAAACCGTGGTCGTCGTCCAACACAGAGAACCGCGGTCAACCCGAGAAAGGCGGTTCACTATGGGGGGAGACGGTGCGATGCCTTCGCCAGTCTCGGCCCCCGGTTGCAATCCTGGAAAACGTACCAGGGCTCCTTGCCCGGTCTCACCAGTTTTTCGGGCGACTTCTCCGGGACTTGGCCGCGCTGCGGTATCGCGTTGCATGGCTCTGCCTTCCGGCTTCAGCCATTGGCGCGCCGCACCGACGCGATCGACTTTGGATCGGGGCCGTCGACGTGGCCGACGCCGACAACTCAGAAAGGGCTTTATCAATCCTCGAAGCAATCGGCGAAATCTGGCAATGGGCTCCTCACGGAAGTGAAGAGGAGGGCTGGCGATGCTTCTGGAACACTGAATCCCCGGTTCGTAGAGTGGTTGATGGGGATACCGGTCGGCTATCTCGTCAATGGGACGCCCTCGGGGAGGCCCAAGTCCCCGCACAGTTGGCGGTTGCAACTGCAATCCTTTGTCGCCGGCTGCGTCTGGTATTGGGCGCAAAACGAAAAGTATGACGATCCGGTCACTGTCGATCTCGAGTTAGACGACGAGGTGCAAGATGGTTGAATCCCGACACGGCAACAATTGGGAAATGCGGCTCGGCCGGTGGCAAGACGACCCGGCGTTCGACGACCTCGACGTCGACGTCGTCCTATCCGATCCTCCCTACGACGAACGGACCCACAAAAACGGCCGCCGGGGCTCGTGGGATCCCGACACGAAAACGACGTCACCAGGAGGCGAGTCGGCCCCGAAGTCATTCGACCCGATCGACCCGGCCGACATTGTCCGCCCGCTCCTCGAGGTCGCCGGCCGGTGGGTCGTCTGTATGTGCGCCCTCGAGCAACTCGGCGACTACGCGGCCGCCGCCGGCGAGGAGCGTTGGATCCGGGCGGGATTCTGGAGAAAGACCAACCCCACACCGCAATTCACCGGGGACCGTCCCGGCGTGCCCGGCGAAGGGATCGCGATCATGCACCCGCCGGGCCGCAAGCGGTGGAATAACGGCGGGTCGGCCGCGATCTGGTCGTGCAACGTCGCCAACTCGCAGATCGGCCGCGACGAGCGGTTCCACGAGACACAGAAGCCGCTCCGGCTTTTCTCAGACCTCGTCGAGGACTTCACCGAGCCCGGCGAGACCATCTTGGACCCCTACGCCGGATCGGCGACGACCGGCGTGGCCGCGATCCTCAACGACCGCCGATTCATCGGCTACGAAATGCAAGAGCGATACTTTGACCAAGCGTCCGACCGGCTCGAGGCCGAAGAGTCCGGCTGTACGCTACGCGACCGCAAGCTCGGCCAGGAGGCCCTCCGCTTTGATTCAACCGACTGATCACGCCGTCGAAATTCGTCTGTTGCGCACCCCCGATGGTGCCGACCCCGAGGCGTATCGCCGTCTCTGCTACTGGTCGCTCTGCGCGGCCCTTCCGACGACCGCACTTATGGTGACGACCGCCGACGACGGGCCGCCCCCGGGGCACCCTCGAAAGCTGGCGGAGCTGGTCGCCCACGACGCCGGGCCCCTTTCGCCGGCCGAGGCCCGGGGCGTATCTCAGACCATATCCCTCGTGATGGTCGGCGCCTTCCGGGCCTACGGCGGGCGTCTGGATTGACCCGCGGCCCCGCACCGCTATACTCACAACCGCACGCGATCGACTATCACTTCTCCTTTGACTCACGGACGAAACGCGATGACCTCTCCCGAAGATGCCCGATCGATCCTCAACGACTACACCGCCGACGTGGTGCGCCATTTCATCGCCACGGAGGCCCCCGAAATCGTCTCCCACGAAAAGATGAAGCTGGCCGAGCTCCGGCTCGAAACCGACGGTTTCGGCGAAGCCCTCCAAGAGCTTCTGTCGGACTTGTCCGAGCGGGCCAAAACGCTCGGCGTGCCCGTCGACGACCGGCTCCGCAACCTGGCCAACGAGCTCCCCGAAACGCTCGAGGAGCTGGACGGTGCGGCCGCCTCACAACTGGACGCCTTCCGGCGCGAGAGCGAACCGCCGCTCTTGCGCGAGATCAACGGGTCGGCCGGACCCGACGAACTCGACGGCCAGATCGACGATCTCGACATTGACCCCGACACGGCCGACGAGCTTCGCGACCGGGGCGTCGAGACGCTTTCCACGCTGTACGTATTCGCCGAGCGTGGACGGCTCGAGAAGGCCGTCGACGACGAACTCGAGGCCGTGGTGCTCAATGCTCTGGGGAACTACCTCGAGGCCCACAACGAGGAGCACGACACGTCGATCGGTTTTGAGTTCGTCGAGTCCCGCCTCGCCGACCTCGACACCGACCTCGGCGCATAGACCGGCGCCGCGCGTTTCCCGTCGCCGTTTGTTTTGCCGTACACACCGGGCCGTTCGCCGTGGGCAATTCGACCTCTGGAAAAGACTTCGAACGCGAAGTCGAGAAGATAAACACCCGACTGCACGAGGCGGGCCGTGCCCGCGTCGTGTCGGTTCCCGACCCGATCAACGTCCTACGCCGTGAAGGCGCCAAGATCATCGGCCACCGAGACACACGTCGGGAGGTCGACTTTGTGGGCACCCTGGCGAACGGCCGAAGCGTGGCTTTTGAGGCCAAGGTTTGCTCCCACGACCGTTACTTCCCGCTCAACCGACTTGAAGCCCGCAAAAACGACGAGGCACCGACACAACTGGAAATCCTGGCGGACCATGCCCTCTACGGGGCCCTCTCCTTCGTGCTCGTCCGCCGCTATTGGGATACCGACAAGCCCTTCCCGCAGTGGCAAACCTTCACATATCCCGTCTCCTCCGACGGCGTCGTCGCCGGAATCACCAGCCGGCGCTCTATCCCTTGGGCCGACTCTGACCGCTACCGTCTCCAAACCCGCGAGACGTGGCTCGACCGTATCGCCCAAGTCTACGACCTCGAGGAGATCGCCCGTGCTCGTGCTCGGAATCACAGCTAGCAGCCGAATAGAGATAGGGGACACAGAGATCGTGGTGCTCAACGTCCGGCACAACCTCGCCGACGTCCGATGGCACCACCGCGCCGGGAAAGACCGCCGCACTCTGTCGCGTGACAAGTGGCGACACTTCGACGCGATTCGAGGCGACGACGGCGACCGGCACCTCGTCCGCCTCAAATTGTCCGGCCAGACGTACAACCACGACTGCGGCCGGATCGTGTTCGACGCCGACGAGGCCGTACAGATCACCCGCCTCGAAGCCGACTCCGGGAGGTGACCCGTGGCCCAACACGACACCCGCAACCCGTGGGATCGACGCGACGACGAGACCGACAAGGCGTTCAAGGCCTTCAAGCTGTATCGCGACCAGGGGGAGGGCCGGACCATCCAAAAGGCGTGGTATGCCTACGCCGAATGGAATTGGGGCCCCCAGCGGGCGGACAAGGAGCGAGCCAAGGGCGGACGAAAAGCCGCGCGATTTTTTGAGGACTGGTCGTCCGCGCACGACTGGCAATCTCGCGCCCGCGCGTGGGATCGCCACCTCGAGAAAATCGCCCAGCGCAAGGCCGAACAGGCACACCTTGACCAACTGGAGGAGCACCGATCGCACGTCCAGGAGTTCGCGGACGATGCCCGGGAAACCGCCGCGACGGCGAAGGCCCAGATCGACGAGGCCCTTTCTGACATGTCGCTCGAGGAGGCCAGCGTCAAAGAGGTCGCCTCACTGATACGGGCGACGACCGACTTGTATAAGGCGGCCCTCGAGGCCGAATCACACGCGCTCGGCGTCGACGAGGTCGTGCGGGCCCTTGCCGCCGAGGGCCGACTCCTCGACGACTGACGGGGCACCGTGTCCTATGAGACCGCCAAACGTATCCGGCGCCGCCTGGCCCGGACGACCCCGATCGCCCGCGGGAGCTCGAGGACCGACAAGGCCGACCGGTTCCCCGACCCGGACACCTTCGCGGCCGAATACCTGGCCGACTACCAACCGCACGAGAAGCAACGCGAGCTCGCCGACAACCGCCACCATCCCCGGGTTATGCTCGTGGCCGGCCGTCGGGCCGGGAAGACCTACGGCGGCGCCCGTTCACACTTCCTCCCGAACATCGCCGACGACTACCAGGCGTTTCGCGACGCCGGCGGGACGTGGACCGCTCCGGCCAACCTCTCCAAAAAGACCAAGGCCGCGCTTACCTATTGGGTTGTTGCCCCGACTCACGACCTCACGGGATACCCTCAACAGGAGATTTTCGAGGTTCTGGGGCAACCCGAAGAGTCCGATCTGATACTCAAATGGCACGAGTCGGAGTCCCGGCTCTGGCTCGTCGGCGGGATACGGATTGAGTTCAAGAGCGCCGACCGGCCCGAGCGACTGGTCGCCGCCGGCCTCGACGGGGTTTGGGTTGAGGAGGCCGCCCGCATGAAGGCCCAGACGTGGCACGATAACGTCGCGTCGACCTTGTCGGACAAACAAGGGTGGGCGCTCTTCACGACAACCCCGATGGGCAAAAATTGGGTTTTCGACGAATGGCAGAAAACGCAATTGGGGCGGGGCGAGCGGTCGCGTGGATGGTACGGGCTGCACTTCAAAACCATCGACAACACGGCCGTGCCCGCGCTGGTCGAAGAGGCCCAGCGGGCCAAGCGCGACCTCCCCGAGCCGATCTATCTGCGCAACTACGCCGCGTCTTTCGAGGCCTTCCGCGGCAAGGTGTTCGAAGCATTCCTCGACGACGACACCCACGTCGTGACACAAATCCCGTGGTCGCGCGTGGTCGCCAAGTTCGGCGGGCTCGACTGGGGCCACGCCAACCCGGGCGCCCAGATTGAGATCGCCAAGACCGACGACGGGACGTTGTACGCCTATCGTGAGGACTACCAGGAGCGGCTTACCGTCTCCCCGCCCGGGGGCAACCGGCACGCCGACTCTTGGGTACGCCGCTTGTCCCGTGCGGCCGGGATCCGCGGTGTGTCCCGGTGGTGGGCAGACCCTTCGCAACCCGACCACATTCAGACGTGCCGATCGCACACCGACACCGACGGGGAGCGCCTCGACGTCCGGCCGGCAAACAACGCCGTGGCCCCCGGGATCGAAGCTCTGGCCGCCCTCCTCGAGCCGGTCGCGCCCCCAGAGGGCGGCCCTTCCCGCCCCGCGTTGTACCTGCATCGGTCGTGCGCTAACCTCCGCCGTGAGTTGTCCTCTTACCGCTACCGCGACGACAACACAGAGAAGCCGGTCAAAGAGGATGACCACGCGGTCGACGCCCTACGCTACGCCGTGCTCACCGAGCACGACGACGGCGGCGGCGTGGCCCGACTCGACTGGTCTATTTTTGCCGACAATAGGAGCGCGGCGTGATCTCCCCTGGTGTTAGAGAACTCGACGAGGCCCTCGAGCTTGCGAAATTCTACGGCTTGACCGACCGCGAGCGGGAGCAACGCACCGCGTCGGCCTACTATTGGGGCAAGCAATATGACCACCTCGAGGACTGGAATGCCGACGGTGTGGCCCTCAGAGACAAGAAGCCCCGGGTGCGCGTCCGACTGACAAAGCGGGCCGTCGACGAGGTCAACTCCTACCTCTTCGGCCGAAATCGAAAGCCCTCAGTCGACCTGGAGCTCGACGACGAAGGGGACGGCCCCGACGAGACCGAAGCGGCCCTCGACGAAGAGCGGGCGGTCCTCGAGCGCCACTTTGCCGACGACGAGGACGGGGCGGGCGTGCGATCGAAGCTCTCAGAGGTCGGCCGTTTGGGCCTCCTTCACGGGTCGGTCGTTCTGATCTTCCACAAGCGGGAGACCGACGGCGGGGGCGCGCGCTGGTCGACGGAGGTCTCGTCGACGTCAATGTGCAAGCCGACCTTCGGCCGGGACGACCTTGCCACCGCGGCCGCCTACGACATTGCCGACGACGAGCTTGTCGAGCTCGACGAGTATTGGTTCGACCTCGAAGCCGACCCGATCACCGGCGACCGGACGGTATGGCTACACCGGCGCCGCTTCACGCCGACCACGACACACGAATACGACCCGATCGACGTCGAGACGGTCACCGACCCCGACGATCTGGACTGGACCGAAAACGACAACACCGTCGAGCACGGCCTCGGCTTTGTGCCCGCCGAATGGATCACCAACGGCCCCCAGATCACCGGCGACGTCGACGGCACGCCCCTCCTCAGCGAGGCCGAATTTTCCCTCGAGGACTCCGTCAACTACACCCTCTCCCAGCTTGACCGGGGGATCTCCTACAACCAAGAGCCGACGACGGTGTTTAGCGGGATCGACGCCGGGGACGAAGGCGACACGATCAAGCGTGGGGCCAACAACACCTTGACCCTCCCGCCCTCCCCGCTGGACGGTTCGGTCCCGACCGCCGAGCTCCTGGAGCTTCAAGGCGGCGGCCAGACGACGGCGATGGAATACATCGACCTCGTGCGAAAGGTGTTTTTCGACATGGCAAGGGTCGCGAAACACGACCCGCAGGAGGCGGCCCAAGTACAATCCGGCGTCGCCCTCGAGCGCATGCTCCGGCCGACCCTCGCCCAAGTCGACGAGCTTCGCACCAGCTACGGGAAGGGGCTCGCCCGATTCATGGCGAAGCTCCTGGCGGCCGCCGGCTACGACCGGCGAAAAGTGGCCGTCTCCTGGCCGGCCCCCGTCGAGCCGACCGTCGACGACCTCCTGAAGGAGGTACAAGCCGCCGTCCAGCTTCACGAGTCCGGGATCCTCGACAAACGGAAGGCGCTGGAGCGGGTCGCGAAGTACTACGGGATCGACGACATTGACGCTTTCCTCGAGGAGGCAGACCTCGAGGCGGCCGCCGGGGGCACCGTCGGGATTCAACCGCCGAGCCGAAACGCCCCGCCCGCGCCCAACAACGACCCGGCCACCAACACCGATCCGCCCGAGAATCAATAACCCCGCCCCGTCCCGGGAGGTGACCGGTGCCCGAAGAGCTCCCCGAACAGATCGTCGAGATCGGCCGGCGCAACGACCGCCGGCTCGCCAAGATGACCGAAGAGGGCCGCAAGCGTGTCCGCCGCGTGCTAGATCGGGCCTTCGACACCCTCAGAAACGAGCTGCAACAGCTCCCGAAAGACTCTTTCCGCGCCCAGCAAGCCCGGATCCAAGCCCTATTCGCCCAGACCGCACAAAGCTATGTCGACGCCGCGTCGGGCGAAATGGCGAACGTGTCGGCGCTTCTGACACGTCAAGCCGGCTACGACGTCGCCGCCGAGCTCAACGCTTGGCTTGACCACTACGGGGCCGAAATGCGCTTGCCCAACCTGGCGGCCATATCGGCCATATCGGCCGACTCCTTGCTCCGCCGGCACGAAACATCGGTGACCCGCTACGGCATGGATCTGATCAAGCGCATGGAATCCCAGCTCGCCCACACCATCGCCACCAGGGGCGACCGCACGGAGTTGACCGACCGCATACAGAAGATGATCGGCCGGCGCCGGTACGCCGCCGACCGGATCGCCCGGACGGAACTGTCCTGGGCCTACAACAACGCGCACCACAAGACGATCGCCGCGACCCGGCATAAGGGCGTGCGCGAGGACATTCAGAAGACCGCGATCGTCACCTTCGACCACCGCACCGACGCCGACTCCTATCCGCTCGAGGGCCAGGTTAGGGACGTCGACGAGGACTTTGTCGACGGGGAGGGGCGCCGCTATTTGCACCCGCCGGGCCGGCCGAACGACCGGGAAAAGGAGGTCCCGTACCTCGACAATGTCGACGCGACGGCCGACACCAGGATGAAACGGGCGGCCCGCAAGCGCCGCGAGCGCCGCGCCGACCAGGAGGGGCCCGACGACTCAGCCGACCTCCTCGACGACATGGCCGACGGGGCGATCGACGAAAACACGCCGGTCGATGATGCCGTCGTCGTCGAGGCGGTCGACGAGCTGGCCGACGAGGCCACGCCCCCCGCCCCCACGCCCGAAGCCGGCACCAACGCCGAGCCGCCCGTCTCAACAGACGGGGCCCAAGAGGGGTTGATGTTCCCCGACGAGCTCGACGCCCTCGAAGAGGTCGGGGACTTGGGGGGCTCGACGGGGGCGAAGTTGATGCGCGACCCGGACACCGGCCAGGAGTTCGTTATGAAATCCGGGGCCGATCCCCAGCATATCAAATCCGAAATGCGCGCCGACGCCGCTTACCAGGAGCTCAACGTCCCGGTTCCCCGGTTTCGTGAGTACACCGACGCCGACGGCAACCCGGTCAAGCTGGCCGAAAAGATCGAAGGCCAGGAGCTCGGCGAATACCTCAACGGGGCGACGGCCGACGAGCTCGACGCCGCCCGCGATGCTCTCCAAGAACACGCCGGCGTTGATGCGCTGATGGCGAATTGGGATGCCGCCGGCCTCAACCTCGACAACATGATGATCGCCCCCGACGGGACGATCTGGCGAATTGACAACGGCGGGGCGATGGCCTTCCGGGCCCAAGGAGACGCCAAGGGGGCCGACTGGAATGATCATGTGACAGAGCTCTTCAGCATGCGGCCGTGGTACGACGACCGGGCGTCGGAGGCATACCGGGGCACGTCGATCGACGACCTCCTTGACCCGTTCGACGACCTCGACGACGAGCGCCGCGCGGCATTCCTGGAGGCGGTCGACCAAGATGCCCCCACGGCCCGGGCCCGGCTCGAGGAGCTGGAGGATCTGGCCGAGGTCAACCGCAAGATGCGCGACGACGTCTATGTCGAGAAATACCGCGACGACTTCGTGAAGGCGAAGGTGGAAATGCGGGAGGATGGTGTGCCCGACCAGGCGACCGACGAGCTCACATACGCCAGCGGGGCGACTCTTGGTCGGCGGGATCGTCGTATTTCAAAACCATGTATGCGCAGAGTCGGGATCTCGACTGGAGCGACCCCGACGAGGTGTTTTGGTTGCACGGGAAAGACGCCGTCGAGAAAAACGCCGACGACTTTCGGCGCCGCGGTATCAGGGAGACCGGCTACACGGCCGACGAATACGACGAGGTCGCCCGTGAGACGTTCATCCGGCAACACGCTTACACTCACGAGCTACTGTCGAACATGGATCTCCCCTTCAAGTCGCCCGACGGCGACCACCTCCGGCTGTATCGGTCGGTTCGAAAGTCGGACGTCGTCGACGCCTACGACCTCGAGCCGGGCGAGTCCGGCCAGGTATGGCCCCGCGGGCCGATGGAATCAAATTCGGCCATGAACGCCGTTTACGTGAAGGGCAAACAATTGATGCGCTTCGACGAGGTCCCGCTTCACCGGGCGACGACCTTTTACGGGAGCGGGAACCGGGACGGCCGGAGCCCGCTTCTTGGGGACAACGAAAACGAGATCGTCGCCGATCTGTACGGCGTCGACGGCGAATATGTCGGAAACCGGCACCAGAACCGCGACTATGACGAGGCCAGCGACGACCCCGTGTTCGAATGGCAAGACCAGAAATGACCAGGAGCCCCCGTGGATATTGAAGTGACCGACCCGAACGGCGAAACGCACACCCTCGAGCGTATCCGCGTCGAGGCCGACCGCGGGCGCCTTTACGTCGTGTTCGACCTCGACGGCCGGACGGTGTTCGTCAACGACGTCAAGGCGCCGATCTTGGCCGACGACGTCGTGACCGTGTTCCTCTTGCCGGCCGACCCGTGGACCGTCGACGTGACCCTCCCGGACGAATACGACCGCGAGGTCGTCGAGGTCCCGGGGGCCATACGGTCGCGCCGGCTGGCCGACGTCGCCCGGACATACCGCCGTTACCTTTCCGGCGAGATCGACCTCGAAGTCGGCGAACTCGAGGCCGACGACATACAGCCGGGCCGTTGACGGCCGCGCCGATGGCGGTATGCTCAAAACCGCCGCGGCCGATCCTCCTTCCATTCAGCGTCAGTCTGGGCGGCGGGGCCGCGGCATTTCCGACCGACCAAGCGGGCCGAAGTGGATCCCCGCGTTGATGCAAGGCGAGTCACCACCGGCAAGCCAAGCGGAGCGGACCTCGAAGGCGGCGACGTAGCGGTCGCCTCGGTTTTGAGGGTCGGACAATCTCGGCAAGCCGGTCGCACCGGCGCCGGCGGTTCGAATCCGCCCCGACCGCCTGGCGGGACACCCCGCCGCATCATGCTCCCCACGAGACGGGGAGCCAGTGTCCGGGCACGCTGGCTCTGAAGAACACACCAAGGGCACACCACCGACACCGCCCCCGCCCGGGAAAGTCGGCGCCGGCTCGAGCGGCTCGGGCACTTGCACACCACCAGGAGAACGCCGTGGACCGCGACGAATTGATTCGCCTTCTGCGATACGGGCCGGGCGGCGCCCCGCCGGCCGCCTTCGCCTTCAACGACGACCCGGACGACCCCGACGACGACCCCGACGAGGGCGGCGCCGACGGCGACCCGGACGACAATACCGACGGGGCCGACGGATCCCCGGACGACTCCGACGGCGGCCCCGACCCGGCCGACTTGGCCCGGAAGGTCGACGCGCTCGAGGACAGTTTCGAGGCCGAGCGCAAAAAGCGCGAAGAGGCCGAAACCGAACTCGAGAAGCTGCGCGAAGAGCGCCAGGAGGCCAAGGAGTCCAACCTCACCGAAAAGGAAAAGGCCGAACGGGCCGCCGAATCGGCCAAGCGGGAGGCCGAAGAGGCCCGACGTGAGGCCCGAAAGGCCACGATCGACGCCGCGCTCGAGCGTGAAGCGGCCGAGGCCGGGCTCAAATCGCCCGGGCGGAGCTTGAAGTTGGTCGATCGCGACGCTATCTCTTATGACACCGATACCGGCGAGGTGTCGGGCGCAAAGGGCGCCGTCGAGGACTTGCGCGACGATATGCCGGAGCTCTTCCGCGACCACGACCCCGCCCCCGGCTCGACGAGTTCGCCGGGCTCTGGGGACGGCAAGCCCGGCGACAAAGAGGCCGCCGGCGGCGACGAGCCCGAGACCGATTACGAAAAGGGCCGCAAGGCCGCGAAAGACGCCAAGAGCGCACGAGAAGGGAGCCGGCTGTAAGGTCCGGCTCGACACACGACGCCAGCAATAGCCGCAGGGACCGCGGCCGGAGACTATCCGGCCGCGGTTTCGTTTTTTCTTGACCAGGAGCGACACGATGAACGGGATCAATCACCAGTATATCGGCATTCGACGGGACACCGACGAGGTGTTCCTCGACGCCTTCGGCCAGGAGCAACGGCGATCGGTGTCGATCGCGACCAAAAACCGCGCCGGGGAGCTCTACATCCAAATTCCCGCCGGGACCGTGATCGGCAAGTACATCGGCGACGGGCTGCACTATCCGCTCGGATATGCCGAGCTCGACGCCGACATGGGCGGGGCGGGCAACACCTTCGACGTCGGGAGCGACGACTACGGGTCGCTCGTCCGCCAGTTTCGCGTCGGCGACTACCTCGAGCTCCCGGAGTCGGTGGCCACCGGGGCCGACCGGTTCCGCCAGATCACCGACCTCGACGAGACCAACGACACGATCACCGTCGACGGGGGCACCTTCGACCTCAACGCCGGAGCGGCCGTCGAGGTCGACCCGACCCGCTCTTTCGACACCGTCCAGGATGCCGGATCGACGACGTCCGACACCGTCACGGTCAACGACGCCAGTCGTTTCGCAAAGGGGATGGTCGTCGACATTGGGCCGGCGACCGCGACGCTGACCGGGTCGATCCCCGACGGGACTTACACCGGGGCGATCGGCGTGACGATCAACATCGTCGACGAGAACGGCGACGACCTGTTGACGATCGACGCCCAGATGCAAGCCAACTCCGACACCGACGACACGATCGCCTCTGAATTGGCGACTCAAATCGACGAGAAGCTCTCCAACTACGACGACGGGAACCTCGGGTCGGCCTCGTCGTCGGCCGGCTCGCCGTCGACGTTCACAATGACTCTGGCCGACGAGCGCCACGAGTTCACATACACGCACGTCGACTCCGACATTTCGGCCGATATGACGTTCACCGAGGACGACTCGACGGCCGCCGAAATCACCGGCGTCGACACCGGGGCCAACGAGTTGACCCTGGCGAAAACCCTGACGTTTTCGAACGGGGAGCTCGTCGCCAGCGAACGGAACGGCGAATACAAGATCGTCGAGGTCACCGAAACGACCTCGGAGCTCACCTACACGCCCCAAAACATGCTGATCAAAACCCGCCCCCGCGGTGAGGTGCGCACGGCCAGCGTCGACGGGCTCACCCCGTCGGCCCGCGCGGTGCTCGAAACAAAGCTCGAGTTCAGCAACGCAACCTGATCGACTGGCCCGATAGGGGCCAAGGCGGCACGGACGCCGGCTCGCGACCTACCACCTTTAGACGTAAACGGAGGCCATTGTGGCTACTTCTGTCGACCTCAGAGATTTTCTCGAGCCCGAAGAGATCACCGGCGATTATATCGACGGCGTGATCGATGAGACCGTGCCGCGCCAGCGCCAGATTCTCAATTACGTGTCGCTCGAGGAGCACGACGACGACAAGATCGAAGCGCGCGTCTGGATTCAGCAGAAAGACAAGCAGGCGACGATCACCGGCTTCGGCGACCGGTACGCCCGCCGGAAAGGGATGCGCGTCGAGGAGATGCGGATCGAACCGTTCACCATGAAAGACGGCCGAAGCTGGGACGTCGAGGACGACGAGATCGAACTCGACGGCGACGGGCGGCCGATGGTGGCCAGAAGCGGGATCGTCGAGGGCACCGGCTACCTCGAGGACTTGCGCCGGACGCTGCAAGTCAACGCGGTCCTCTCGGCGCTCAACGACAAGTCGTTCGTCTACGACCAAGGCGACGTCAAGCTCGACATTCCCTATGACGAGCACGTCGTCGACGATACCGGGCCGTCGGTCGACTTCGACAACTCGTCGTGCAACCCGCACTACGAATACAAGAAGCTGATCGAACGGTACTACCAGGACATCGGCCAGCGCCCGAATTTGGCGTTCGTCAACGGCGTGACCGCCGCCGAAATCCTGAAGCTCGACGACCTCAACCAGAAGTACATCCCGCAGCAGCCGAGCGACCCGGACGGCACCCCGGAGACCTTCGACCTCTTCTATGTCGAGGGAATTTTGCACGTCGTGCTCCACGACAAGTATCCCAAGGCCGACGGGTCGCTCTCCGACCCGGTCGATGAGGGTTGGGGGATCTTCACGGTCCAACAGCTTCGGGAAGACCAACGGCCGGCGATCCGCTGGCACCGTGCCTCTACGAAACTCAACGGCCGGGACGCCAGCTCCCCCGCCTACGAGACGTTCGTCGAGGACCGGGAGACCAAGTCGGTCGTTCTCGGCATGTATGACAACGGGATCCCCGGCTTCGGGAAACGGAAGGTCGCGCGGCGCTTCAAGTATTACACGCCGTGATCGACGGTTGAGTCGTTGAACCGGCACCGCCGGGGCGTCGGTCACGCGGCCGGCCCCCGGCTGACTGCTATCACCCTCACGGACGAAAGGCCCCATCATGCCCGACCAGGAAAACAAAACCATCGACGAGCTCGAGCTTTCCGAAAAGCGCGACCTCGGCCACGACCTCGAGACGGTTGTCGGCCGGGAGGTGCGCGGCCGGTCACACGAAGAGCTCGCCGCCGAAATCCGCGCGGCCCTCGAGGACGGGGGCCGGCAAGCGGTCGCGATTCTCAACACGCACGGTGTCACCCCGCCCGACGACCTCGCCTTCGACCAGAACGACGACTATCCGACCGGCGAGGCCGACCCCGACACCGACGATGACAAGCCGGTCAAGCGCCCGCAGTGGCGCGAGAAGGGCGGGGGCTCCGACGACGGGGGCGACACCCCCGACAACCCGGGCGCCGCGGACGACGACGGCCAGGAGGCGGGCCAGCCGGCCGAAGAGGTCGACATCGACGACGTCGAGATCGTCCAAATCCATTGCGAACCGAATGACCGGAAGATCCGAATCAACGACGTGATCGTCGCGCCCGTCCCGGAGGTCACCCGCCGATTCCCGCACGCGCACCTCGACGATCTCGAGGGTGCAAAGCGGATCGTCGAGGCGGCCGGCGGCCGGTTCAACTGGAAGTGGTCGACGGTGACCGCGGAGGTGCTCGAATGACCATCGACCGACCCGAATACACTGTCGCCGAATGTCGCGACCGGATCGCAGAGCTCAACGAACGGATCCGCGGCCGTGAGGACGAGCCGCAGTCGTTTTCACGCGAAGGTATTTCGACCGACCTTGTCCCGCTCGAGGAGCTACGCAAAGAGCGCAAGGTCTGGGAATCCCGCTTGAAGCGGGCGAAATCATGGCGTCGCAGCGAGCGGGACGGCGGCTCGTCGTCCGCGTCGATTCAAGGCCCCTCTGTCACCCTGGAATAGACCGTGTCGAACCTCTTCGACCTCGACAAAGCGCACCAGCGCCTCCGGGACTCCCGCTCACACCTCGAGCCGGACGCCCCGAATTTCGTGCGCGTGCGGTACACCGGCGGGACCGAAAACCGGCTCGGTGAGACCGAAGGGGCCACGCGCCAGGAGAAAAAGTTCACCGCGGTCGTCTACGCCACCAACGCCCGGAGCGACTTCACCGGCGGCCGGCTCGACGCCGATGCCGACCTCGAGTTCGAAGTCGACGAGGACATGCTCCAAAACGGCGACCGCGTCGAGCGTCTATCAGACGGCACCCCGTTTCGGGTGCTGGCCGTGACCGACCTCGGCGGCGGCGACCACGAGGTCGGCTGGAAAGTGTCTCTCGAAGAGCAGGAGGATTGACATGGTCGACACGATGACAGTCACCTCCGGCCAGATCGGCGCGCGGATCCGGCAAAATGTCGAGGGGCAAATCATGGCGGCCAAACGGGCCGCGATCTCGACGGCCCAAGAGTTCCTCCCGATCGTCGTCAAGGCGACCCCCAGCGACCGCGGCCAGGCGCGCGCCGGTTGGGATATTGAGGTCGACCTCGGCGGCGACGACGACACCATCGCGATTATCAGTAACGACGTCCCTTATATCGGCGTGCTCGAGCTTGGGAGCCGGCCGCACACGCCCCCTCTGAAGCCGTTGATTGAATGGGTTGTCCGCCACTTCGGGACGGGGCTCGAGGCCTTGAAGGCGATGGACGAGGCCCGGGCGGCCGAAGGGTCGACGGAGAGCGACGTACAGGCGGCCGGCAAGGCGGCGATCGACGGCGCGTCTCAACACTTCGACGACCTCAGCGAAGTATCTGACGGGGCGATCAACATGGCGATCGGCATACAGCAAAAAATCGGCCGCCAGGGGACCGAGCCGAACTACATGGTCAAGTCGAATATCGACCGCGCAGAGCGGATCCTCGACGAGTTCATCTACGAAGAGCTCAGAGACGTTGAGTAATGGCCTTTCAGACGACACCAGAGCGGGGCGTGGTCGACGAATTGCGGCACCACCTTTGCGCGGCGCTCGAGGCGGTCTCCTGGCCGAACACCGACCCCGTCGAGGTCTTCCGCGGATGGAAGGATAACGACGAATTTTCGGCCCCGTCGTTTACGGTGTTGATGGGCGACCCGAACCGCGAGTCGATGGCTCCCGAAGAGGAGCGCCGCGAGTTGTCGGACGTCGACGGGGACGGGGACGACGAGATCGTCGTCTATTGGCGCCGAAAGGCGATCACCGTCGATATGACCATCGACCTTTACACGGCCACGAAAACAGAACGGGCCGGCATGGTCCCGCTGGTCGCGCAGTTGTTCGACCCGACGCCCAACGACCAGGAACACCGGCCGCCGACCGACGGCCTCTCTGTCACCCTCGACAAGCACTTCGACGCCGAAGCCCGGCTCGACGTGCAAGGCCCGTCGACGCTCGACGCCGAAGGTGTGCAAGGCGGCTTGTTTCGATTGCAGTGGACGATCACCGCTCGCACCTACGAACTCACCCGCAGTTGGTACGAACAGGCAACCTTTTCGAACTCAACCGAAGCCCAGCGATAGGAGACACCCGTGGCGACGTTTTACAGTAGCATCCCGACCGAATGGTACGAGCTCGAGGGCGTTTACATCGACAAAAACGAGCCGACCCAGCAACCGGAGATCGACTCCAACGCCGGCCTCCTGAAGGTCGTCGGACAATTCCCGTGGGGGCCGGTCGCCCAAATCGTCGAGATCGGGGCCGGGCCGGAGCTCGAGGAAAATCTGATCGGCAAGACCGATGCCCCGGCCGACTATCCCGGGTTTCGGGCTCTGTCGGGCAAAAAGTGGGGGGAGATCCACGCGGTTCGCATTTCGGAGGCCAGCCAGGCGAAGGCGGCGATCACGGTGCGGGCGGCCGGCCAGTACACGATCGGCACCTACGACGCTGGGGACTCCTACGAGCTCACCTTTTCGAATGTCGAAGGGGGCCCGATCACGATCACCAGCGACGGGTCGTCGGGCGACCACACGTCGGAAGACGAGGCACTGGAAGACCTCGCCGACAAGATCAACGCCCACACCACGTTGTCCGAAGAGGTCGCCGCCGACGCCGACACGTCCAACGACGTTATGTCGGTCTACGGCAACGGAAACGAATCGTGGAGCGTGTCGACGAACTCTCCGGCGACCGGAGCGCACTCCTTCACGCAAGGTGACAACCAATACAACATCGACGCCGAATATGTCGGGGCCGTCGGCGACGAGATCGCGATCGGTCACGCGCCGGTCAACGGCGGGAGCGACTTCGAACTCACCGTCGCATGGGGCAACGACGTCACCACCTACGGGCCGTTCGCATGGGATGACACGACCGCGGTGGCCGACGAAATCAACGACGCGATCGACTTCGTGGACTTCGAATGGGCGAGCAACTTCGGCGCCGCCAACAACCCGCCGAGCCGCGCCAACAACGCCCATCTTTCGGGCGGGGCCGACGCCTCCCTCGGGGCGTCCGATAACCAACCGTACATCGACGCTCTGTCGATCCTCGAGGCCGACGAAAAGGGCGGCGTCGTGATGCCCCTGGAGCCGCACCACCTCGACGGGACGGCCAACAACGGCTTGATCGCCGAGCTGCAACTGCACGCCGACAAGATGGGCGCGGTGGCTCTGACGCAAGCGGTCTCCTCGAGCGTGTCGACCGGGGCCTATTCGCTCGACAACAATATCACGGTCGCCAACAGCTATTCGGATGACCGGTTGCTCCTGGCCGTCCACCGCGTCGAGCAATTCATCGAAGGGGATCTCCGCACCGTCGACCTCGCGCCGTTCATCGCGTCGATCTTGGTCAACGGGTCGCCCCACATTTCGCCGGCGGCCGCACGGTTCGCCGAGTACCTGAAACCGGTGCGCGCGTTCGAACCGGACGTCGCACCGACCCGGGCCGACTATGTCGACGCCCGGGCCGCCGGGGCTTTGTCGCTCGAGAAGGGCAAGGGCGGAAAGTGGACGATTATCAGCGGTGTTACGACCGCGGGCAATCCGATCCCGACGATCCGCATGGAGGATCTGATCGCCGAGAACAGCGGGAAGGTCCTCACACCGTACCAGTCGGAGCCCCCGTATCCGGGCAACGTCCGCGGGTCGAAAGGGTCGCTCGAAACGATGCTCGAGACGCTGGAAGGGTCGCCGGAAAACGAGGACTCGCAGATGATCAAGGGCTTCACGGTCCAGATTATCAACAAGACGAGCGACTCCGTGCAGTACAAAACCAAGGTCGACCTCTGGGGCGAGATGGGATCGCTGATCAACTCAATCACGGTCGGCCGTGAGGTCACCATCGAACCGATAGAGTAACGCGGCCGGGGCACCAGGCGACCGACTTTTAGACGTGACTAACGTGCAGAGGTGAAACGATGACTGGAATTTCCAGAGGTGAAGACTACCGAATCGAATTGGTCGGCGACGACGGGCCGGTCAAGACGATTCAGCCGAACGACATGAACTTCAACCCCGAGCAGTCGCGGGAGCGTCAAGAGCGGTGTGGTAGCCGCGAGCAGCCGGTACGCCAGACGTTTAGCGGGTGGTCGGGCGACGCCACATTCGAGGAGGAGGACTTCACGGCCGATGACTTGATGGATGCCCAGGAGTCGGCCTACTACAACGGCGAACCGGTCCCCGAGTTCGAAATCTACCACACGAAATACGTCCCGAAGCTGGGAGCGACCCGGACGTATCGTTACTATGGCGTCAAGTTTCACTGGTCGGGCTCAACGACCGGCCAGAAAGAGGCCAACGAGAACACCCTGGAATGGGATGCCAAGGGCCGCAAACAAGTCTGATCACCCGAGGCCCGGCGTTGACCGGGCCGCCACTTCTACCACGGACGAAAGACATGCCCCGCCACCAGCTACACCAGACGTGGACCGCCCCGCTACCGACCGGCAAAACCGTCAAGGGAGTCGTCCCCGACTGTCGAGACACCCGCCGGGCCCTCGAGCTTGTCGCCGACCAACACCTCGCCGACGCCGTCGTCGCCGAACAGGCGGCCGTGCCGAACCTCTTGCGACTGACGATCAAGGAGATCGACGGTCGCAAAATGGCCTATGAGGACCTCCGACACGGCAAGCTGGATCGTCGGCTCAACCCCAAGGAGCAAGGTCTTTTGCGCCGCATGCTCGAGACCATGCGAAAGCCCACAAATCGGGCGCTAGAGTGGGCCGAAGATCACCAGGGGCTCGCGGTGGTCGACGGGGACCAATACTGGACGACGTCGCTCCTTCACGGCGACAATCTGGAGCGTGTCAACGACCTCGAAGGCGAGCTCGACAAGGCACACGTCGACGCCGAATTTTTCGGCGACGAACTCGACGCCCTCGACGATCGCACCGCCGAAGAGGTCGCCGAGCACTTCGACGGGGACACGCCCGAAGAGGCCCGGGCGAAGCTCGAGCGCCAGCGGGACCAACTCGACGAGCGGATCGACCGGCTGGTCGACCAACTCGAAGAGGCCAAAGAGGCGGCCGTACCGGTGCGCGGAATGATGCCCTCCTCGAAGCGGATCCGGCGGGCCACCGAGCAAGTGTCCGCGCGCTTCAAAAAACACGAGGCGACCCTTCAGAAAGAGGCCTCAGAGAACATCCTTCGCAACTGTATCACGTCGATCGCCGGCGAAGAGGTCAACTATCAAACCCTCTACGGCGACGACGGTGAAGGCCTCGACAAGTGGCTTTCGATCAAGGAGCAAAACCTGGCGCTTCACGTCATTATGTCGGTGTCGACGCCCAGCGAAGAGGAGGAGGAGGATTTTCTGGAAGGCGTCACGATCGGCTGATCGCGGCCGAAGGTCTGGCCCACGACCTCCGTCGGGCCAGAGGGTCGCAGAAACGACGAATACCGCCAGCGTGGCTTGTCTACCCATTTGGGCGCGAGCTCAACGAGAACCTGACCCGGGTGCAAGCGGCGCTGGCACGATACGGACGCCACGACTGGACCGAAGCCGACAACCTCCCCCTCCGCGAGCTCTTCCGGCGCCACGACGCCCTTCAAGCTCTTCTGGACGACGAAGATAACCCCCTCCCCGAGGTCTGACCGTGCCACTTGGTGCCCGATACAGAGTCGAAACGGTGTTCGACGTCGACGGGGCCCAAGCGCGCCGGGAGGCCGAGCGTACCGCCGACAAGATCGAAGAGATGGATCGGCGTGCCCAGCGGGCCCGGTCGTCTCTGAAGCGCATGCTTGCCATTGGGGGCGGGCTGGCCGCCGGTGGCCTTGCCCTCGGCGCCGGCGTGGCCGGGGCTCGCATGCTCCAACTGTCGCACAACGCCGAAAAGGCCAGGATTCAGATCGCCGGCACCTTTCAAGTTCTGTCGAAGGAGGCCAATAGCTTCGAACAGAACCTCCGCAAGGCCGACAACCTCTTCAAGCGGTTTTCCGAACGGTCGATCACCTCCCCGGCGACCCGCCAGAAATTCACTCAGCTCTTTCAGTCGGCCGCCCCCGCGGTCGCCGGTTTGGGGCTTTCCAACGAGCAGATCGCCCAATTCACACAACGGTCGGTCGGGGCGGCCGTCGCCTTCACGGGCTCAGATTATGAGCAAGCCGGCCGCGACATTCGGATGATCCTCGGCGGCCGGGCCCGGGCAAACGTCAAGACCTTCGCGGGACTCAAAAACCCGCTCCTGGAGCAAATGGGGGCCTCGACTACCAAGGAGTTCAACAAGATGGTTGAGGCCAACCCCGCCAAGGGGTTTCGGGTGCTCAACGACGTGTTGAGTGAGACCGATCCGATGCTCGATCGGTTCGCAAACTCACTGGGCGGACTGACGGCGACGGCCACCGAATTTATCAACCGGTTCCTCCTGACGGCCGGCGACGCTTTCGCCAAAGGAATCACCGACGAGCTCGAGTTGTTCATCGGGTGGTTTCGAGACAACCGCGGCACGATTGAGGAGACGGCCGAGGCACTTGGCCAGGATCTCGGCGACGCCGTTCGTAGCGTCGGGGCGTGGGCACGCTGGACGAAAGATCACCTTGATTCGCTGGCCGCGACGAGCCTCCTTCTGGGCGGGGCCGGTGTCGTTCGGTCGGCCCGGTCGGGGGCGCTTCGGTCGGCGGGGGCGATGGTGGCCACCTCCGGGATCGGCCGCGGGGCAAGCAAGCTGTATAGCGCCGCTCGAGGCGGTCCCGGTATCGGCGCCAGGTTGAAGGGAGTCGGCGGCAAGGCGCTCGGCGCGGCCAAGAAAGGCGGCCGGGCTGGTCTTCTGGGGCTCCTCAGTGTCGGCGGACGCGCTATCGGCCTCGGGTCGCTCGGCTCGACGGCCGCGGCGGGTTGTTCGCGTCGGCCGCGGCGGGCCTATCGTCTCTGTCGGCCGTCCTCGCCCCGCTGATGGTCGTCGTCGGGATGCTGGTCGGTACGTTTCGCGTCTTTTCAGACACGACCAACCAAGCCCGGATTTTCTTCTGGCAAATGGTCGCCGACCTCCAAACTCAAATAAACGCTCTTCTCATGTCGTTTGGGATAGGCGGATCCGACGGCCTCCTCGACGGGATCATGTGGCTCGTCGACGCCTTGGGCACCGGTGTCGTCGGCGTGTTCGGCCTGGTGATCGGCGGGGTCGCGAAGGTGGTGAAGGCCTTCCGTTTCCTGGTGGCGACCCTCAAGGGCGTGTTCTACTCTATCAGCAACCTTTACAGCGCGATCACGACCAACCCCTCCCAGCTTCTCACCGACCCGGGGCAATTGATGTTCGACGCCTTCGACCAGGGGGCCAGGCGGGCCCGCGACGAGTTCGTCGAGTCGGGCCGCGAGGGGCGCGTGTTGGCCTTCAAAGATGGTCTCGACACGGGCGGCGACGAAAAGAACGCGGCCGAAAAGGCGGCGAACGCCGCCGACGAGACGCGCCGGGAGTCCGGCCAAGGATCCCCAAACGTCGACATAACGAACAACATCGAACAGAACATCGAATCGGACGCTAATCCCGATCGGATTGCTCTGCGATCGGCGGACATTTCTGGCCGGAAGACACGGCAAGCAATCCGGCCGCTCGCCAAGGGGTTTTAAGCATGGCCGAAGAGATCAAGCCGATTGTTTTTGTCCGGGAGGATACCGACGACGTCGAGCAACTCGAGCTCGTCGAGCACGACCTCCCGGAGCCGCCCGTCCAGTGGGGCGGCAAGGTCGACGAGACCGTCACGAAATACGCCAGCGACGAGCGTTCGGTCCAGGTACACGGCCACGAACCGGAGCCGGTGCACCTCGAAGGGGTTGTCGACGATCAATGGTGGTCGTCCGGCTCGGCGGGCCATGCCGAGCGGATCGCCGACACCATGCGAGCGATGGCCCGGTCGGGAGGCTTGATTCGGATGGAATACGGCGAGCAGAGGTGGGGCACCTTCGACGCCGTCGTCAAAGAGGTCTATTCGAACCGTTTCGAATACGAAATCGACTTTCGCCCCCACTGGTCGACCCCGCCAGAGGCCCAGACCGTCCACGAGTTCGAACCGGCGCCGTCGGAAGGGTCGGCCGCCATTGCCGACAAGCTCGAAAAGGCCCTTGCCACCGCCGAGGACGACCGTCCCGACGGGATCGACACCTCCTTCGCAAATGAGATCGCCAACACCCTTCGACGTGCGCAGAACGCACACGCCGCCGCGGCCCAAGCCCTCAGCGGGGCGGTTTCGTGGGCGGAGGTGCCATTCGAGGCCAAAAAGACCGCCGAATCACGACTCCGGTCGGCCGCCCGCGGTGTGCAGTCGGCCACCGAGCGGTTGAAGTCGACGGCCGTCTCGTCGATCGCCGAGCCGGGCCCTTCAGAGCTGGCCGTCGACGACTATAACGGCCGTGTCGAGGACCAAAGCCGCCGATTGCTCGCCGACCTCCTGGCCTACCTACGCGAGATCGCCGCGTCCCTTCGGCCGCCGACCCGCGTCGAGCACGTCGTCGGGGCCGGGGAGACCCTTCAGTCGATCGCCCAACAGTACCTCGGCGACTGGTCGCGCTGGACCGAAATCGCCGATAAAAACGACCTCGACACGTCGACCATATCGCCCGGCGACACCCTCGAAATCCCGGAAAAATAATGCCGCGCATTTACTACCCTTCTGCACGCGCAAACATCGCGATCTTGCCCCGGAGCGGGTCGTTCGAAGAGGGAACCGGGGACCTCCTGCGCCTCCTGGCCGTCAAGCCCTCGAGCATTTCCGTAGAGCGAAACGACCTCAACACCGCCGACACGTTCAAAGTCACGTTTGGGGAGTCGGTCTTTCCGATTGACCCGCGCCTCGTCCGGTCGGTATCGGTCGACCTTTTCATCGGTGACACCGGGGGGCTTGATCGGTCCCTGGAGATACGCGACGCGACCAACCGCGCGCTGATCGGCACGGTCGACGAGATCGAAAAGGACTTCAGCAACGACGGGGCCGACGAGGTGACGCTCTCGGGTCGCGACCATTCGGCGTTTTTGCTCGACGAGCAATGGGGGCACCGAAGCGTCGAGCTTGGGCGGCCGGCCGTCGACATTGTCGCCGACGTGCTCGAGACCGTACCCAGCGCGTCGCTCCTCGAGGTCGTCGACGGCTATCCGGGCAAGGCGCCGACCATTCCGGCGGGAAAGGGCAAAAAGCGGTCTCAATACCGGGCCAAAAAAGACGCGACGATCTGGGAGGGGCTCTCGCAGCTCGTCGGCCGCACGGGATCCGTGGTGACCGTCAAGCATGATCGGGTCGTCGTCCGGCCGCCGCGTTCATTTCAGACCGAAGAGTCGGCCCCGACATTCGTCCGGGGGCGCAACCTCTCGAGCCTGAAGATCAAGAAAAAGTATGACCGCACCGAAATCCCGAACATCTTGGTAGTCGCCCGCGACCCGGGGACCCTCGAGATCGTGGAGGGGCGGTTCCCTCAAAAGGCCGTGAAGTCGAAATCGGTCGCCCGGGAGGGCGGCCAGCCTCAGCCGGTGGAATCCGAGAAGACCGAGCGCATTTCCATCGAACACCCCGACCCGACCCCCGCCAAACTGCGCGACGTCGCCCGGCGGATCCGCGAGCGGTACTCGCAGCAACAGATCGAAGTCGAGCTCGAGACCAAAGAGATGCGGACGTGGGAGCTCGAGAAAAACCAAGTCACCCCGCGCCGCCTCGAGGTCGCCGAGGAGTCATTCCGGGTGCCGACGCTGGGCAATGGGGACACGGTGCGCGTATTCGTCAACCGCGAAAGTCGGACGGTGTTGCGAAAGGCCGTCAGTGACGCCCAGAAGGCCCGCGAGTTACAGCGCCAGGGGTTTGAACGGGCGGTCGCCGAAGAGCTTGCGAGAGGCTGGCGTGTCGTCGACACACCGCTATTTGTCGACAAGGCGTCGCACGAAATTTCGAGCTCTGGCGAATATTCGTGCGATCTCACACTGATCAACCGCCTCACGATCGACGATGGTGTGATGGAATTTACCCTCCTCGGGGATGACAAGTAATGTCGATTGAAGGCGAAATAAACGACCACGAGCAGCGTCTACGCCAGCATTCCGAGGCCCGGGTGCTGGCCGCCGAGATCGTCGGGGGGCGCGTCGAGGTGCACGTCGAGCTCGACGACGGCGGGGACCTTTGGGCCGATCTCGACGTGGCAATCGGCGGGAGCGGTGGTGGCCTTGTGCGGGTGCCCGAAGCCGGGGACACGGTCGACGTCCAGCTAATCGACGGGGACCCGAACCGGGCCCGCGTGACCGGCTACGCCCCGACCGATGACGCTATGCCCCTCGACGAGGACCTCGAAGGGGGGCGCACGTACTTCGTGGCCCCGGACGGGGAGGGCGTCGAGATACGCGCCGGGGACGACACGACGGTCGAAGTGGAGCCCGACGGGACCGTGAAAGTGTCGGCCGACGACGTCACCTTCGACGCCGGGACCGTGACCGTGGATTCATCGGACATACGCCACGGGGGAAAGCAACCCGGCGACGCCCCCGCTCTGGCCAACCCGACGAGCGGCGAGCTGAAGCAACTGGCGAGCCACGCCAACACGCACACACACGGGACGATCGCCCCACTGTTGCCACTTCCGGGCCCGCAACCTATCCCATCCACATCGGCCCCCGCCTCCCCGGCGCCGGCCGTCAAAACGCCCGTGAGGATAATCAAGAGTTCGAAGGTGCGAAGTGACTGACTTACTCGACGCCGTCAAAGCCGTTGACGACTACATCGACAAGATCGACCAGGAGCGCGACGACTGGTCGCCCGACCAGCAAATCGGGGAGGCCCAAGCGTCCACCTACGGCCTCGAGCCGACCGCAACCTGGCGGGACCTCCAACACCAACAGATCGACCCGCTCTTCGGGGCGATTTACCAACACCTCGAAGAGCGATGGCGCGGGGCCGTCGACGTCTACCATTCCACCTCTGAAGCCGTGTCGGTCGTCGGGGGGCAACTGTCGCTCGACACCAGCCGGATGAACGACGGGCCCTTCACGGTGGCAAACGACGACGTCGAGTTCGAAGAGGCGGGCCGTTTCCTGGTGTCGGCCGCATGCTCGTTCACCTCCAACGCCGACATAGACGACCACCGCGTCGAACTTCTGGTCGAACACTATGACGGACTATCGTGGGAGCCGATCCCGGGGGCGAGCGGGTGGGCCGGTTGGTATCAAGATACCGGTGGGAATGTCGCGATCCCCCGGGTGCCCCTCGACGTGTCCGAAGGGGACAAGGTGCGCCTCTGGGCCGAGGAGCAATCGACGTCCACCGACATTGTCACCGTCGCCGAGACTGCTAGACTCACCGTGACCCGAGGGAGACCATGACCGACCAGCCTATCAGAGACGTGTCGACCGACCTCGAAGCCGTCGAGTCGGGGACCGACGACCAAGGGGATCCGGTCTACGACCTCGCCCCCGTCGAGGGCGAAGAGTTGGTGTCGCAGCGCCTCGAGCGCGTCTATTTCCTGGCACCAGGCGGGATCCCACACCGCCCCGAACTCGGCGCCGACCTCGAGGCCCAGCAATCCGAACCGCCGACCCCGACCCGCCAGCAACGGATCCTCAACCGGATCGATCGTGCGCTGGCCACTTTCCCGCTCGTCGAGGATCACCGCGTGCTCGTCGAGCCGGTCGACGGCAAGCCGTCGGCGACCAAGATCACCACCGAAGCCAAAGTCGACGGCACACAAACCAAAGTCTCGGAGGTCACCATTGGCAACTGAATTGCCGACGTTTTCGGATCTGTACGACCGGTTTGAAGCCGAGGTCGTAGACGACCCCGACACCAAGCTCAACGACTTTTCGGAGGGCTCGGTGCTCGACGCCTTCGCCGGTGTGACCGCCATTGCCGGCCGGTCGATCCACCGTTGGATCTCGCGGCGCCTTCAGCGCCGTTGGATCGACACCGCCCCCGACGAGGCCCTCGAGCAGACCGCCGTTGACTACTACGGGCCCGATCTGGCCCGGCGCGACGGTGAGACGGCCGCCAGCTACCGCCAGCGCGTCGAGGACTATCGTGCCGACGGGATTCACCGCGGCACGCCCGACGCTCTGGCCTACTACGCCGAGCAGATCGACGGTGTGGTCGCCTCCCGGGCCGACCAGAACCGCCGGACGGGGATCACGACGGTGCACGCCGCCTATACCGCCGACACCACCGACCCCGACGCCGTGCAATCGTCGTTTTACAGCGACCTCGAGAAGTGGCGAATGGCCGGCGGCATGGTCAACATTGAAACCCACGAGGACACGCTACCGTGAGTAGAGACGCCGACGAAATCGCCGACGAGCTTCGCGCGCTTGGCCCCGACTGGCTCTTCCCCGCCAACGCGATCGGCCGGGCGCTATCGCGCGGCACGGCCGTTGTTCTGGCCTACGTGGAGGAGCTGGCCGAAGCCCTCGAGGAGCTGGCCGACCGGCGCACCTCAGAGGGGCCGTGGCTTGACGCTCTGGCGAAAGACCGCGGGACCGAACGGCTACCGTGGGAGTCCGACGAGCAACTGGCCGACGAGGCCCAACTGCGACCAGGGGCGGCCACGCCCGACCGGATCCGCCAGCAATGCCGGCGCCGGCTCCGGTTCGAAGGCTACGACGTCGAGGTACACGAGCCCCGCCTGGTGGGCACCCCGACCGACACCGGGATCGCCGAGGACCCCGATGCCGCCTTCTATGTCGGCCCTTCGGGATTCCTGGCCCCCGATACGGATAACCCGTTCGTCGTGTTCGTCGTCGTCCCCGTCCCGGAGGTGGCCGTCTACGAAGTCGGGCCTCACGTCGGTGATCTCGACGCCGAGGTCTACACCGGGTTTGATTGCTATACGCCGGCGGCCCCCTTCTCGGAGAACCGCCAGGTATTTCGCGCCGTCGAACGATGGCTCGAGGCACACTTCGGGCACGGAGTCGACTGGCGTATGATCATTCGCGATACACCAGAAGTCGCGCACCTTTCGCACATTCAGACCACGGGATCGATCCTATGATCGGCATTCGACGTATCTTGCAGAACGCCAACGAGGCCCTCACAGAGGGCAAGCTCAACGACCTCGCTAAATCGGCATGGGCGACGGTCGCCGCGGTCCTCTGGGGCCTCATGCGGGACCGCGACAACAACTTCGGCCAGGGATTCATCGGCCGCGCCGCCTATCCCGACGCCCCCGGTGGGAGCGCGTCGATCGACCTTCAGCCGGGGCTCGTGCTGGCCGAGCAGACCGCAGAGGGCGACGACTACAAGTCGGACGTCAAGCCGATCCTGATTACCCAAGAGCAGCCGGTCTCGTTCACCGAAAACCAAGATGCCAACCCGCGGATCGACTCGGTGTTCATCCGGCCGACGGAAAACCGCACCGACGCCGAGACGGTCTATTTCCGGGACCCCGACGACGGGTCGAAATACGCCGACGAGGCCGAGCAGACGGTCGCCAAGGAGTTCGACGTCGAGGTCGTCGAGGGAGCCCCCGGCGGGTCGCCGTCGGCCCCGTCGGCCCCGTCGTCCAGTTGGATCCGTGTCGCCGACGTGACCCGCCCCTCGGGGCAAGTGGCCGTTCAGCCGGCCGACGTCGACGACAAACGGACGATGATGGAAACGCACCTATCGACGCTCAACCTCACGACCAGGTTGACCGCCAAGATCGACACCGTCTTTCGCTGGGCGGTCTCGGGGGCCGATGACTACGTACTCCGGCAAAGCAACTTTTCGGGCGGCCGGCCGTGGCTCGAGCTCTTCAACGAGGACTTCTCAAATCGGGGCGCCTTCGGTGTAGCGCACCTCCTGGCCGACGTCGTCAACCCCGTCACCTCCAACGGCGGGATCGTTCAATTTCTTGGGCACCCCGACGGGGCCGACGCTGGCAACCGGGTCGGCGTCGAACACGCCGACATTCATTCCGGGGCGCGCATGGCCGTCAAAGACGGGGGCGAGCGCGACACAATCATCGAATCACTCTTGACCCCGATCGCAGCCGCATACGTCGACGTCGACGGGGCCGGGAGCTCGGCCAGCTTCGGCGATGAGGAGGGGTTCGGGTCGGTCACCTACAACGCCACCGGCGATTATACGCTGACTCTGGACCGCGACCACAACTTGACCAACGGGCAATATGCCGTGATCCCGATCGTGTCGGCCGTCAAGGCCGAGTCGAATGAAATGGCCGCGGAAATTGTCGACAACGGGATCGGGATCGCCGAGATCGACGTCCAGTCGAACGACTCGGGAGCATCGGCGGCCGACGGGGACTTCACGATCGTGGTGCTGTATCTGGGCGACACGTTGCCCTAATCTGCGACCAGCGCGGCACTCACCACCTACGACGAGGATTGACCGATGGGCGACAAAACGCTCGCACAAATCACCAGGCTCAACGCCGGCGACGGGCCGGTCGTGCGCACACTGCACGATCTGGAGGAGTCGCCGATTGTGTCCGGGGGGCTCCCCTATCCCCCGGAGGGCGCCGACGGGGCCGACATTGGCCAGGCACACGCCGCGGCCGTCGAGGTCCAGCTCCGGGACGACCCGCGCCGGCGAAAGGCCTTCGTGAAAGTCGATGCGGTCGTCGATTCGACCGGCTACGGGCTCACGATCAACGGCACGACGACGAGCCAGGCGTCCGACGCCGACGCCACGGTCGCCGAAATCCTGAAGCTGGTCGCCGACGACGTGCACGAGATGGCCGAGCCGGTGCGCGCGGTCCTCGAGGACACCGACGGGGACGGCAAAAGCGACCGGATCACCATCGAAGGGGGATGGTCGCACATTTCGGTGTCGACGGTCGCCAACTCGACGACCTACACGGTCACTGTCACGACACCATCGGACGTCTACGCCGTCGACTACACGTCGGCGGGCACCGGGGCCGACTACCAGTCGATCGCCGAGGGGATTGTCGACGCCCTCAACGCCTCGAGCGCCCCGGTAAACGCCGACCTCGAGCCCGAGGCCGGCGGCGACTACACGATACTCGTCGAGCCGGCCGGACAAACGGACGTGACCTTGTCGGTGTCGGGCGATCTGTCGCTCGACGCCACACATTCGGCCGCCGACTTCACCATCGCCGACAACTCGAGCGGTTCGGCCGCCCTCGACGTGTCGGCCGAGGCGACCGACGTGAAGGGCGTTGAGTTCTGGGCGCGAAACGCCGTAACTGGCAATTGGTCGAAGGTCAACAACGGGGGGGCGTTCGACCTCACCGAAAACTGGACGGAGGTGTTGTCGAGTCTGGCATTCTTCGATCGGCTGGCCGTCACGCTGACGTCGACCGACGGCCGGGTTGGTGTGGTAGCCTATCCGGCGCTCGGATCATGAAAGTAAACTATTCACTTTGCGCAAACCGACGGCCGGGTGACGCCCAGGTGGGCGCCGGCACTGGGATAAGATGAGTATCTTGAGTGACAGAATTGGGCCGAAGCGGTCGCAAGGGCTCGACAGCTTCAGCGAAGCTGAGATGCACGAGTATGTGATCGCCAATGGCATCGTCACCCCTGACCCGCGACCTGCAAACTTGCAGATCGCGGCCGTCATTGCGCGGGTCGGCAGCATTCCGACACCGAAGAGTGGCGCGCTATCTGACTCCGACAATCTCACCAACTCACCGTCAACGGTGTAACTATGAGCTTTCAGCCCGACTGCAAGAAGCTGACGGCAGCTTCAGCGACGTGGGCCGGCTACTTGGCCGAACTCTACGACCACTTTGCGAATACGAGCACGAAGTTCACCGTCGCTCATGAAACGAACGACGGCGGGCCAGCGGGGAATGTGTCCTTTTTGGTTGAGCCGGCTGATAGCCAGGAGAATTGGCACCTGAATCTCCGGGAGAACGGATCCGGCGAGCTGGTGGGCATGATCGACCCCTCGGCCCAGATCACTGATTCGTCGAGCCCTACGAGCTCTGCCAGCAGCGAGGCGAGTTCGGAGGTCGTCGTGGGCGAGTCGTTGCCGGGGCACGAGACCGACTTCCTGATCGCCGAACACGTCGACATGATCCAACTGCTCTGGAAAGACTCCTCCGGCTACACCCCGGAGGGGGCGCAGTTGGGCAAGGTCTATATCTCCGGGTTCGCCTCCGATTCCGGTGCCGACATGGATGGGCTCGGTCTACTCGTTGACCAACCGGGATGGGACGGCTCGATTCCGACGCTCTGGCTTGGTGACTACTCGCAGAATTCCGTCGTCCGGGTCGATACGACGACATGGTCGACGGCACACGGTGTAAGCGCCGTTTCACCAGACAAATTGACGGGCGGCAGCGGTGTCCCGAACCGCCCGTCCATCGTGCCGGTACTGGCCGGCGGTAACGACGGCACGATGGTCGGTGTGGCGAAATACGTCTTTCTCATCGCCGACGTGTTCGGCTCACTGATTCGCCGGGAGGACGGCTCCGGCAAGGGAGTCATGCACATCATGCGCGACTCGGGCGCCTCTCAGCGATGCGTCGTCCCCTGGGATCCGGCGGTGGTGCCATGATCAACGGCCTCCAGCAGAAGATCGCCGTCACCAACACCCAACTGCGCACCAAACCGAACTACGCCGCATGGTGGCACCGGGCGGCTGCCTGGGCTGTCCGCGTGCTCTTTTGGCTGGTTCGGGCGCTCAGCTTGGGGGCCGCCAATCCGCTGTTCGATCGCTATTGGACCACCTTCGGATCGGTGATCTACGCCCCGCGCGGCCACGACGTCGACCTGACCAACCCCTACGACTACGCGGTCGTCTGCCACGAGCTCGCCCACCGCTACGACGACGAGGCCCACGGGCTGCGCTTCCGGCTTGGCTACATCTTTTCCGGCCGAGCCCGCGCCCGATGGGAAATGCGCGGCTACGGGATGCAGCTGGTCGCCATCTACCGGATGACCGGCGAGGTCCCGAGCCACTGGCCGCGCCGCTTCGCCGAGGCCATCTCGGGCCCCGCCTACCTGTGGGCGGCCGACCGCCAGAAGGCGCTCGAGACCTTCAGCGCCATCGCCGATGCGCTTCGCGCCGGGCGACTGAGTCCGGCGATCTTCGACCCGAATGACGAGCGATTCGAGGAGTATCTGCCGTGAACGACTACGATCAACAGACCGTCGGCCAGGCCATCGTCCGCGCCTATCACGCCATCTGGCGGCGAAACATCCACGACGACGGAGGCCCGGCCCCGGGCGTGACGAAGCTATTCGACGCCAACGGCTGGGAATCGTGGCTGCGTGACCCGGATCTGGGCGGCTGCCCGGACGGCTACGAGCGTCCGCCCGACCCCGACTACTGCGGCCACGGGGCGGCATGCGCCCTCCGGCGGATCGGCGACCACCTCAAGGACGGCCAGTGTGTCGGCGTGTCGGTCGACCCGGCTATCTGCGAGGAGGTCATGCCGTCGACCTACCGTCTCGGCTCCGGCCAGAAGTGGAGCGAGTCCGGATACGACCGACCGGCCGCCTACGATGCCCGCCGCAGCGATGACCTACCGCCGATCCGGGTCGGCGACGTCCTGGTCGTCGAGACCTCCGTCGGTCGACCCTACGGCGACCACATCACGGTCGCACGGGCGCCCGCTCAGTCCGGCGAGGTTCGGACGTTCGAGGCGAACGCCCCCGGCGAGCGATTCGATGGCTCGCACGGCAAAGGCGTGGTCAAAGCGAGCCGACCGGTCGACGACATTCGACAGATCATCCGCATCGATCACCGCCACCTCGTGGAGTCCGTATGATCCGCTACATCCTCACCAGCCCATACGCCCACCTGATCGCCTGGACGGTCGGCATCGCGCTCGTCGTCCAGGTCTACAAACGCATCCTCCGCGGCCTGGACGCCCGGGACCACCCGCTTGTCGAGCGGACCCTTCCGGTCGTCCCCGTCGCCCTCGGCGTCCTGTCGGGCGCCCTGCTCGGCGATATCCTCGGGGCGGCCGCCCTCGTCCGGGGCGATGCCGTTCCGCCGGCCGTCGGCGCCTTCTACGGCGCCGGGGTGGGCTTCGTCGCCTCCGGGCTCTTTCGGGCCGTCATCGCCTATCTGGGCGACGACTCCACGATCGCCGAGGTGCTGCGCCAGTACGAAGGGGGCGGGTGATGGATGTCCCTCCCAAACTAGCCTACGCCGCCATCGGCGCCCTGATGGGGGCGCTGGCCACCCTCGGCGCGGCCGTCCTGCGGTACATTACCGGCCAGGACAAGGCCGACGTCGAGCGTCAGCGCATGCAGGCCGACATCGAGGACACGCTGCGCGACGACCTCTTCGGCCAATACAAGGATGAGCGGAAGCGCCGGCGCAAGGCCCAGGCCGAGGCCGCCGAATACAAGGAGGAGGTGGGTGATCTGCGAGAGAAGATCGACCAGATGGGGTCGGAGCTCGACGCGGTCGAGAACCGTCTCGACGCCGCCGAAGCCCACGCCGCATGGTGCGAGGAACGGCTCATGCAGGTGGACGCCTGCCTCGAAGAGGAGTCGGACGTCGACTGGTAACCCTACTCGGCCTCGGCGCGTCAGCCGAAAAAGCACGACGGGACCGGAATCAGCCGGATTCAGCTGAACCGGATCCGACGACGACCGCCGACGACCGCTCCAACGCGATCGACGAGGCGGCCGGCGACATTCGCGCGGAGCTTCGCGATGACATTGACCGACTGCGCGCCGACCTCGGCGCCGCACACAAGGAGCGGGCGTCCCTCGAGGCCGAAGTCGAACGACTCGAGGCCTACAACACCGCGCAAAACGAGCAGATCAAGGAGCGGGATCGGATGATCCGGCGACTCAAAGAGGAGCTCGTCGACCGCACCGACTTAGAGTCGATCAGTGACGTCGAGGTTGAATCTTGAAACTCGAGGCGGACACCATAGACATAGTGACGGTCGCGGCCGTTGTGATCTTGGCCGGTCTGGCCCTCATATACGGGTCGAAGATTCTGGCCGCCGTCGGCGGGGCCGTCGCCTCACTTTGCGCCGCCCGGGACCGCACCAAGTCCGACACGCCGCTCGAGGGGGCCCCCGAAGCCGACCAGGATCCGACGACCTCGTCGGACACCGAAGCGGTCGCCGACGACATGGCGGACCTCGAGGAGCCGACCGGTGATTCGCTGGCCGATTCGCTCGAGCAACAAGCCGACTTCCTCAGAGACGCGAGGAGCACCGATGAATAGGATCGCCGCATTGCTGATCATTGTGGTGGCCGTCGCCCCTTCGGCCGCCTACACCAACCCGCCGCGTACAGCCGACGCCGCAAAAAAGGCCGTCGGCGCGAAGGTCAAGCGGTGCACCGACAAACACGACGGCGAGGGGCCCGTCGAGCTCGACAACGGCCGGGCATGCGAGTTGATGGCATGGTCCGAACTCGGCCGACACTACCCTTCTATCGCCGACCGACTTGTCGCCAGGGAGCGCGCCTTCAACCAGCAAGTCGGGCGCACCAACGAGGCGCGCAAACAACGCCAGAAAGCGCAAAACCGTAACGAAGAGCTCGCGTATCGGCTAGGTGAGAAAGGGGCCGAAAACGAGCGACTTCGCACGACCACGCTCCCGAAATTCGTCACTTACACGGTGGCCGTTGCGGCCCTCCTGGTGGGCGGTGGGGCCGGCTATTGGATAGGGCGGGCCACCTCAGACCAGGGAACCAAATGAGGTATCTGATCACCGTTTTATTCTGGGGATTCTTGCTCTTCGCCACCGCCGGGCTCGTCGCAACGACGACGGCCGGCACCTATCAGCTCGTTCGCCCCGTGAGTGAAGCGGCCGCCGTGGCCGCCGGAGCGTCGGCGGGGACGGCCGTCGCGGTGTTGACCGTCGGCGCCCTATCAACGGCCGTCTGGTGGGTTGCCATGTCGACCAGGGAGGGGGATAAGGCCGGCCGGAGGCACAAGAAATAGAAAAACCCGCCCGTTTTTGGGAAGGATTCGGGCCGACGAATCACACCAGGTACGGGCGGGGGGCGACGAGGCCGTCGCACCGACGACCGTAGACTCTCCGAGATCAGATCGCAAGTCACTAACCGGCGACGGCCGGGAATTGCACCCGCACAAAGGCGCCTAAGTCCTCTGCGGCACTGCACACCGTCGCCTTGCCCAAGCTGCACGCCGCGCCGGGCGTCGCCGCTTATCGGGAGAGCACTTCTGGTGAAGCGGTGCACCGTTTCACGACGATCCGACGCTTTGCCGCGTCTGGGCCGTCCCCGGCGTTGCCCCCGGGTCGCGCTTGCCGCCGGCCGGGATCGGCTACTCGGGGAGGCCCCTTCACCGTCTGACGGCCACGACAAGCCCGTGAGACCGTAACGCCACCAACCGCCCGCGTCTACTCCTGGCGCGTGTACCACGCCAATTGCTCACCGATCTGAAGCCCGCCGACCGGGTGAATCACACGGCACCGGTGTCGTAGCAGAGCCGGGCCGGCGGCCTCGACGAACGCCTCGGCGTAGCGGCGGCCGGCGTGCACCTCAATGATGATCTGACCGTCCCCGTCGTCGAGCGAGTCGAGCAGCGGGTCGATCCGACGCTCGAGGGCCGCGGACCATCGCTCCCGCTCGAGGTCCCCTAGTCGACTGATCTCGCGATCGTAGGGGCCGACGAGGTCGTCGGGCTCGAATAGCGCCGCGCCGTGGGCCGTGAGGATCCGCCAGGGGGCGCCGGAGGCTTCGGCGTAGGTGCGCCTCTTGGCGAAGAGCGTCGAGGTGTAGAGGTCGCGGGCCTCCGACATTTCGTCGCGCTTGGCCTTGCCGCAACCGACGAGCACGAGGTCGGGGGCGCTTTTAGGTTCGGTGATTAGCTCTTGCATCGGTGTCTCCTGTTTCCAGTCTAGCGGCCTACCGTCGACCGCCCATTATTTGATCGGTCCAATGTTCAGCGTGTTCGACGGCGTCGGCGACTGCGCAGAGGTTTTCTGCGAGCTCGACAATGGCTTCGGCGACGGCCCGAAGTTCGTCGGCCAAGTCGGCCGGCGCAACGGGGCGCATCCATGCCTCTACCGCCCGATCGCCGTGGCGTGCCAATAGCTCGCGGATCTCGTCGAGCCATTCGAGGTAGATCGAAAGCTCCGAAACCCGAACCCATGAACGATCCTCGGACGGCGGGACCGGGGGGCGCTTCAAGCGGGCCGACATAATCGGCCGGTGTCTCGTCGCCCGTGTCGAGTTCTGCGAATAGGTCTAGCGTTTCCAAATTCACCTCCTGAGGTCGCTCGGGGCGCGTTATTCGGTCGTGAAGCCGTCGAGCTTCGACCGCACACCGTCGGCGACTTGCCACGCCTTGACCATACGGGCGCATTCCGAGTCCAGTCGATCGAAGCGGAGCTCGGCCCGGTCGCGTTCGATTTTCAACGCCAAGAGATACGCCCGGAGCCGCTCAAGCCCGGGCTCGGGGCGGCGCAAGTCGCACGAATGAGACCTCGAGCCCGACTCCCCGCTCGTTTTGTTTACCGCGAGCGGGTTGTCGGTTTTTTGGTTCGGCTCAATCGGCGTCACGCCGTATTTCCAGTGATTTACGTAGTTCCTCGAGGACACTTTCCCGAGCGTTTCGCCCCCGCCGGGCCGCTTTTGGAATACGACGTCGCCGATGTTGTATACGGGCGCCGGCAAGTCGTCGTCTCGTCGATCTTCAACGGCCCTAAGAACGCGGGCGACGATCTCCTTACAGTTGCGGTCCCGACCCGCCTCCTCGAAATGCTTTCGGATTTTCTTGATCTCGTCGACGGTGATTTTGCGCCAGTTGTCGTTTCCCCGGTCGTCGTCGGACATGATGGCTCCTGGTGTCGGTTGAAATGCTTCAGAGGGTGAAATGTGCCCGCCGGGCCGCTCAACGGTCCCCGGCGGGCGGTGCGGACTAGCGGGCGCGCCGCTTGGTCGTCGTCGCGTTGGGGGCGGCCGTGTCGCCGCCGTCGTCGCGGGCCCCGAAGAGCTCAAACTCGAGGCGGCCGCGGGCGGCCAAAAAACGGCCGTCGACGTCGCCGGGGCACCCGGCCACGCCGATCCCCTTGGTCACCTCCCGGGCCTCGAGGTCGACGACGACGTCGACGTATTCGGCCGGCTCGTCGGGGTTGGTCCAGCGGGCGGCGACCAAGTCGTCGCCCTGATCGATTCGCACGTCGCCGAAGAGGTCGGCGCCGAGGACTTCTCGAAGGATCTGGCAAATTTCGGGATACATACCTGGTGTCTCCGTTACGGTAACGATTGTCGGCCCGTGGCAATTGCCACACCGCAACGGTAACCCGAGCGGGCCACCAAGTCAACCCGACCGGGTTAATCGGCTGTGTGTTCGCGGACGACCCGCCACGGGTCGGACGGCTTGGCCCGCTTCTCGAGGGTGACCGTTACGCCAGAGGCCGGCCCGGTTCGAAGCTCGAGGCGGCCGTCGTCGGGCTCGACGCGGATCGCCAGGTAGTCGGCGAGCTCGGCGTCGAATCTTTGCAGCGCCAGACCGCACCGGTGTTTCATCCGGGAGATCGTCGGGGCGTCTGGTGTGCGCCCTTTGGCGTCGGTCGCCGCCGACTTTATCCGGCGGGCCGCCTCCTGGAGGTGGTCGGACGATCGGACGATCTCAGTGTCGCCCTTTTGGTATCGGTATCGGCGTTGGACGTTCATCCGAACTCCTCGAGCCGGCCGGTTGCCCGGGCGGCCTCGACGTAGATGGCACGTTGAAGGTGATCGGCTGGTGTCTCCGGGTTGGCCGATTGAGCAAGCCGCCGGGCGGCCTCAAACTTCCAGATGCGGAAGTATTTCACCGTCGTCGCATAGGCGCCGGCGGTGCGCTTCCACCGGCTCGAGGTCTCCGACGGCCGTGGCGGCCGGGCCTCGAGGTAGTCGTCGACGGCGTCGACCAGGCGATCGGGGAGTTGTTGTCGGTATCGGTTCGGCATGGTCATTTGTCGGGGTTTGGATCGAAGTCGTCGGAGGCCTCGTAGGAACGCTCGGCGAGGGCGTGCCGCATAACGGCCAGCGCGCCGATTAGCTGATCGATATTGTAGTCGGGTTGGGCCGGTTCCACGGCCCAGATTGAGCCGCCTCCGTGGTCGTCGGATTCCACGCCGGCCACCGCGACGACGTCGAGCTCTCCGGCCCGGATACGCTTGGCTATCCCGTCGAGGTCGGCCGCCGCCTCTTCGCGCTTCGGGCTGGCCGCTTGCAGCGTGGCAACGGCCGATGAGTCCTCGAGCATACCGACGAAGTGTTCGATCCGCGCGGCGGCGGCCGAAAGGAGCCGCTTTGCTTTCTGATCGTCGACTGGCTTGCCCGAGTTGGCTTCCCATTCGAGCAATAGCAGAAGGTTTTCGGTGCTCATTTCGGTGTAGTCAGTCAATGTGGCCTCCTGGTGTCAAAGCCGTGATCGGTTATGTTCATACCCAAACCAAAGCCGCCGAAAGCGGATAAAGTCGAGGCACGGGTTACCGTCGACCTCCGCCCGCCGAAGTCGGCCCGCCTTGTAGTATTCACGAAACAGGGACGCCCGGCTCCGAGGCGTATCGACCAGGTTGCACAGAGCGAAAATAGCCTGTTTCCACCGGATCGTTTCCCGAAAGACGACGACTGAAGTGTTTCGGCCGCCGACGCCGTGGCGTGGATCGAAGTCGACGACCGCCCGGACGGCCCCCGCCTCGACGTCGTCGTCACACGCCTTGCATGTCGGATAAGGGTCGGCGGGCACGTCCGGGGAGATCATGGTGCACAGAGCTCCGCATTCCCCGCAGCGATGGCTCCGCTTGAAGGGGACCCAACGGCACCAGTCGGCCCCGTCGGCGATGTTCATCGAACTAGCGGTGATCCATTTCATCGACGGGCCTCCCGGGCCTCGCGCCGCACTTTTACCGCGCCGGTCTTCTCGTCGACCGACATGTCGGCCCCTCGGTGGGGGCATTCCCGGCCCCCGTTTGTCCGGGAATCAAAGAGGGTCGTCTGGCCGGCCAGCTCGGCGGTGATCGACTCCCGGGCCTCCCGCTGGCGGGGGCGGCCGTCATACCAGAGGTGGCACGCCTGGCAGAGCGCCCGGAGGTGGCCAAGGTCTTCGCACGGCGGGAAATGGCAGAGGTGGGCGGTGGTCAACACAATTTCGGTTCTGCGCACGTCTGACGGGGCCGGCACTTCCCCGTGAAAGACCGCCTCGCCGCCCGCCGGGCCGTACCATTGCGCGTTTCCGGCAAACGACCAATAACGCTCCCATCGAAACAACCGGGTTTTGTTTGGGGCCCCGCACCATTCGCAACGGGGCCGGTCGTCGAGGTCGTCGGTCGGGGGCGGAGAGTCGTCGACGTCGGGCGGGTCGTTGCCCCATTCGGCCAACCCTCGGACAAAGTCGACCTCCTTGTCGGTCGACCGCTCGAGAACCGCAGCGCGGATCTCTTGCCAGTTGTCGGGATAGCATTGCTCGAGCTCACGACTGATCGGCATGGGGGCGCTCCTCGACGGTTACCTTCCAGAAATCGACGTCTTTTGTCGGATAGATGACGGCGTAGCGATCGACGACGACGTATTCGTCGCCGCATAGCGCCAGCGCCTCCCCTTTGTGGGGCAATTGGGCGATCGGGCGGTTGTTGGTCCCGGGGCCGAACTCGGCGACCGGCTCGTCGGCCCCGCGGACGTAGAACGAGACGCGCATTGGTCGGGGACGGTCAATCACGATTGCACCTCGTCGGCCGTCAGAGGCTCCAATAGGTCGGGCGGGAGCTCGTCCCGAAAGGCCAGCTCGGCCAGGAGGGACAAGGCGCGGACCCGCTGGGGGGCCCGTCTGGTGTGGTGAATGTCGCCCTCCCCGCGGGCGTCCCGGCGCCACTGTCGGACAATCTCGACGGCCCGCTCGACGTCACCGGCCGAGGGGCCCGGCCCGCTGGTCGTGTCGGCCTCGAGTTCGGCCTCCTGGAGGTCGACGCCGCTTCGGCCTTCCAGCGTGTCGGGAGTCCAGTCGAAACGGTCTCCGGCGACCTCGACAAGCCGATCGACGAAGGCGTCGGGGCAATGCTCGAGGACGACCCCGAAAAACAGATCGATCGTATCCTGACACGTCCAACCGGCGTCCGATTCGAGGGCGTACAAAAGTCGATGGTATCGGGTCTCTTGCATAATGGTGGTGGTGGTGGTGGTGGTGGTGG